ATGAAAATTCTGATGCTTTCCGACATTCACAACAATCTTTCAGCCGTCCTAAAGATGCGAGGCCGGGAAACAAACCAATTCGACTTGGTTGTAGTCGCAGGCGATATCGGCTCGAACCGAGCGCAGGAAATTTTCGACGTCCTCGCGTCCTTCCAATGTCCCGTTGCTTATGTTTACGGAAACTGGGACAGCAAGCTTGACTACGAGCAGTCCTTTGGTGACGACTGCAACCACCTGCACCTCACCCCATTGAAGGCGGGGAAGCTCATCTTCACGGGTTTTAGTGGGTGTACAGCCCATTGGGGTCGAAATCCGATAGCGGCGCGCCTGCGGAAAGAACTGAACGATGCCAATCAGGAAATCATTAGCAAAGTAGAGGAAGTCGAAAATTACACACGCGCTTCCACTGCTTCGATCAAAGCAGAGTACACGGCGGTTATTGATGATCTCCTGAGTATCGCGAAGCTCCAAAAGTCGGCTTATAAACGGAAACTGAAGATAATCGAGAAAGAGCGGGACGGAAAACTCGATGCTGCCTCAAGAAACCTTTCCGAAGTAAAGGAGACTGCGGTATACAAGGCTTACATGATACAATCATCGAACGTGCGTGGTTTGGTGCAATCAGCAAACAGAGATTTGTTAAGTGCCGTTACTCAGAGTTTGGGGCCTGATATCGCACGAACGGTCGTTGTGACTCATGATCGGCTGACCCGCACCCAAACTGATTTCCGAGGCGTACCGCTTTTTCTGTTCGCACATAGACACGGCTTCTCTGACACAGCCTTTCAAGGCTCTCGCTACATCAACGTCTCTGTTTTAGACAAGGGACAGTTGGTTCGTCCCCTCGAACACAAAAGAGGCGACTTTTTCAACAAACACCGCAATATCCATGCCGGAAATTATGTTATTCTTGAATGGACTACGATGGGCGGGTTTGTCGTCGAGAACAAAACCTTTGAACCACCGGAGGACTGGGCGGCCTTGTGGGAGATTGTGCCTGATATCGAGATGCCGATGGCGGAGTTTCTACCCTGACAAGCAATTTGAATTCATGATTGCATGGTTAACCTGCCCAAGCTGGAGCCGGTCGTCCTTTTAGGTCAACTCTTCGCCGGACCGCTTGTTGGCTGATCAAGCAGCTGTAGATCGCACGGACGTCAAAGCCTCACCGATCTCTCTCTTTTTCGCATCGAGCGCGGCCATCTTGCTATTGATGACTTCGATATCGATTTTCGAATGGGCAATCTGTTCTGAAATAAGCGCCAGGACTTTGTACTGATCTGCAATGATTGGATTGATCACGTCGTCTTTCATTCCAGCGACGTTCATGGCCTCCTCATCACTGTATTCGTCGATCATGTCATGGATGATCTTACCGATCTTCAAGTCGAGATTGAGGATTTCGACATGGTATTCGCCGTGAAGCCGGATTTCGAGCTGCTTGGTATTGTCGATACCGTAGTTCTTGATACCGAGTTCCATGAGGCATGCCGAACTCAACAGGGCCATGATGTAGCGTTGAAGTACCAGACCCTTCCAGGTTTCCTTCGAAAATTGCTGGAACATCTCGTTATCGGCCACAAGATGCGACCAAACGTTCACAGACGCGATTTCATTCGTGGCGCGGAAAACGTCGGTCCAATCCTCTTCGACTAAGACGATCTTGAGTAGCATGGCACGCTGCCCCTGCCAGGTCTTCTGATCGGCGATCTCATCCAATTGCATGGAAAAGGTTTTGCGCCAGTGATCGAGCAAAGACACACCCTTTTTGCCGACCGTAGAGGCTGCAGCCTCGTACATGGAGTCTGGTAAAGGTGGTTTTGCCAGATGCTGTGACGATAACTCGTGTAGTTCAGCCGAGGTGAACGGGCGTTTTAAAAAGCGCTTCAGAAATGACATGGAGCCCGACTTTCAACTGACGATAGTTTTCCTGCCACAATACATGACAGGAAATGTTGATCAGCGCCATTCTCGATAAAAAGCAACAACGAGTTTTCCGAACTGCGTCGAGCGATCTTCTCTGTGAAGCTTTTTGGCAAGACGGTCGCATCGCTGCTATGCTCGACCCACTCAGCAAGTCGAAACCGCTTTTAAATCAGCAATATCTGCGTTATCGAGGTTACAACTACAGGGGGATTAGATGATCGGGCTCATCAAAAAGCTGATGGCTGCTGACGGCAGAGAACGGTTACAGCTGGAGCGGCAATACCAGCAATGCTCGGAGGCTAAGGCCCACCTGCTTCAAAAGTTCCGCGACGATGCCAAGGAGGAAATATCTACCCTCTATAGTGACGCGACATTCCTGTTTTCGATCACCAGCCAAGATTTTCTGGCTGTATCGCCTTCCGGAAATGTGATCATCGAAGGGCGTTTGGCTGACGAGTTCGCTCCCGCCCTCGAATTTGTCGATACTGAAGAGGCTTCTCTTACTGAAATTCGGCAGGCAATTGCTCAATTCGCGGCAGGACTGAACGCGTATAAAAACAAGTCAACCTGGGCTCAGAGATCGCGTATCGGCATTATCAACAAGCCGATATTTGACTACGAGAAAGAGTTGCGGGCGAAGGGTTTCTATTACACCAAGTTTCCACTCAACCAGGTCCACGGCATTGAAATCCGCAAGAATGGCCGGAAGATTGCGACAGCTAACCAGTCAACACCAAGAAAACTTGGCGACGTTGCAGAGCAATTGTTTGACGCGGTAGTCAATGATCGCGTCGGCAGTGGCCTTGGAAAGATTGGCGTCTATTTCGGCTGGACCGTCAATATGAACGAGTCTGGCACGCATGGAATGGAACTGCTGTATTCGAATGTAAGTCGTCGCTCGATTGATGAGAATAGGGATTATCTAGTCGGAGTATGCAAAAGCATAATTCCGTTCTTGAATGTCGTCACCACCTACCTGTCTCAGGGAAAATTCTCAGAAGAAGTATTGGAAGACTGCTCACATTGGCAGGAAAGAGAAGAATACTTCAAAGATTGAAAACGCCATCGTTATGAGTGCACCATGGTTTCGAAGAATATATCATTTGGCCTGAAAACGCCTACGGACCTGTATCATAAGCTAATTTATGACATCGAACGACTCCGCTCCGGAGGTCATTCGGCTGCGATCTCGTATGCATCAATGGATTGTGCTCTCGACGCGACCCATTTGGCCGACTGGGTACTCAGGGCCGTGGATAATGAACATCATCGGCGACTGACAGGAAAAGAGATCACGCCGGATAATGAGGTCTATCTGAAGGGCTTCAATATATTAATTAAAGATCGCGTACCGACGTTGGAATACTGCCGAGACATCGCTAATCACGCGAAACATGTATTGCTGACCAGGTCGGAGCCCATGAACATCGAAACAGGGCGATCTATCAGGTTCGATCCCCCGTTTAATCCTCGGAAAGAATTTCCAAAAGACCTCAAGATTACCTCTTATGCCTACATCGTTGTAGAAGGTCAGAAATGCTACGTCATCGATCTGTTTGAGGACGCTGCTTCAGAGTGGAAGAGATTCCTTATTGAAGAAGGTTTGTTTGACCATGACCTTGATGATCATTTGAATTTTCCGCCTGATCCTGACGGCTGACCTGGTCACCTCCAGGCACATCATTTGCCGCGACCGGTAGAGCTGCCAGCACGACAGCTCCAACGATGATTGCGAGACCAAGCCACCTCATGTCGCCATCCTCATCAAGGCCTCTTCCCGCGTCATAATGCCGGGAGGTCGATCTGGTGGCACCCCACGCCGGACCATTGCTTTCAGTTGCTCAATGGTCATGCCCGCGTCAAATGGGTCGCACACAATGGCCTTAGCGCTTTCCAGGACCTCGGCATCATTAGGATCGGCCTCAAAGTCGTATCTCACTTCATCCGCATCACAAAGGCGGCTTTCGGGGGTGATCGGAAGCCATTCGTCAGTTCCGTACGGTCGGAACCAAGAGCCGACATTCTTATAATTTGTCTTCGTTTGATATGAGGGCGCTTGAACTTCATGACCAAGCGGAGAATTCACGCGGTCTATCAACTGTTTCACAAACTCAGTGAGCTTGTCCTCGGCTGCCTGTCGGGTGGCTCCGGCGGCCTCGAATTTCTGCGAGGTTGCTTCATCAGTCATCATGCCCTGCATAAGCGCAGTTCTGCGAACGTCAGCAATCAGCTCTTCCGCAACCTTGTGTTCATCGACAGAGTTCTGAGTGGATTCAACAGGATTTGATATGAACGTGGCCAAGGACGGACCCAAATTACGTTTCAGGTCTTCCATGGACTTAGGTCCACGCTGGCAGATATCCTGTCGGGCAGAAGCTGATGGCAGCTCGATGCCGAGTGCAGCAGAAACTTGCTGCAGTATATCGTCGATATCTTTTTCTGGCACGATCTCTTCCAGTGCCAGCACTTCATTGACAGCCTCTTGAATGGCCTGACGCTCAACTGCTGAAGCCTGCCGTTTTGCCGCATTTTCGACGGCAATTGCATTACGGACAGCGCGAGCATCCCATTGTGCTACGGTGGACTGAATCACTTCGATCTGAGCCGCGCGCCGTTCAGCGACGGCTTTCAGCCTCTTCGCCTCAGCGACGTGGGCGTAAAATGCATCTGCAGCTTTTCGCAGGGCTCCGGAACGGCCCCATGCGATCAGCATCTCATAGCGTGCGAGTTCACGCATTTCGCGGTCTTCGATGCTGCGGATATCTCGTTGTGTAATTTCCTTCATTTCTTTGACGCTCCATTTTTGGATTTTGGTCTTGATGAAAATGGTTGGGTCAAAACAATCCTGGCGCAAATGAAATCGTAATCCGCCGACGAAAATCTTGCAGGCGCATCTTCGAGTTGTGTAATGTCTGAGTGGAATTGGGGTCGGGGCAGAATGAACTTCTTGAATGTTTCCATCGGCGGAAGTGCACCTTTTCAGCCGTCGTTGATCGATACGGTGACGCCAGGGGTCACGGTCGCGCTGATCGCAGGTATCACCCTGTTCTTGCTGAACTGGGGTCGCGAATGGTTGACTGCTCACTTGAAAAGGAAATCCGACGCTGAAGTGCTCGCCTTTTCGCTAGTCAATCTTTTTGACACGCTGATTTCTCGATGTGCAGATGTCGTCGACGATCCATTGCATCAGGACCAAAAAACTCAGTTTTGGCAGAGCACGACTAAAACGCCAGACGTCATATTCCCTGAGCACGTCATCTGGTCAGTTTTTCCAAAGGCACTTCAATATAAGATCAGGTCGATGCCGAATAAAATCGATGTTGCCGACAGGAATATCAGCAGTCTTTGGGAGTACGGAGACGGACCTCCTGAATTTTCCGACGCATTTGAAGAGCGAACGTGGCGGTATTCATGGATCGGACTTGAGGCATGCCGGATCAACGATATCCTGGCGAAAAAATACGGTGTACCGATCTTAGATCGCGGAGAATGGAACCCAGAAGCGAGATTTATGCGCGAGATTGAAAAGATCAGCAAAAGGCGTGAAGACGAAAAGGCAAATACGTTGCCTCAGCAAGACTGGATGTTTTCGAGCACGACAATGGAGGAGCTAGATGAGCGGCACAGTAAGCTAACTGCCGATTTGGGAATCGCGATAAAAAACAGGCGGCCAAAATGATCATGCAAAAACTGAAAGAATCCAGCCCGACCTTGGCGGGGTTATTCACGATCTGGCTGTCAAATTCTCAAGTCGAGGCGCTGTACGAAAAACTACAGGTCGCGTGCTCACAACTCGATCCAAACAGCATAGACAATCGATGTGGCAGCTTCGATACCACCCTCCTGTTTTTTACGTGCGTCCTCGCTGGGATCGGCGTTGGTGTTGCGGTCCACTGGTTCTTTGTGAAAGAGCACAAGCTAATATGAAGGGCCCGAAGGGCCTCTGGGTTATCGCTTGAGCTGTGCCAAGAGGTCGGAGCCAGGCTTGAGCTTGTAGTCCGACAGGGTGACAACCTGTTTGCCCGTATCCTTATCCGCCTGAGCTTTCCTGAAGGCCTTGCGGACGTCATCGATGGACGGATTGATGCCTTCGACCTTACGGACGCGGGCTGCGCCGATAATCTGCCTAATTGAGCTATAGAACTGGCGAACGGACTGCATTGTGCCGATGAAGTCGATCTTGTGCCGAGCTGGACCAGACTTCGCCAGCCATTTCTCGAATGTTTCAGCCTTCGCCTTGATGTACTCATACTTCAGCGTCTCCGGCTTTTCGATCAAGGCAGCCATAACCTGGTCGGGATCGCCGAAGGTGGTCGACAGTTTCCAGATGACTTCGGACGCGATGACCTGCTGATCCAAATTCATGGATTTCAACAGGGCAAGGTCTGAAAAGTCCTTCCATCGGGTCGTGTTAGGATTGAGGATCGCAACCAGCTTATCGGCAGCCTGAGATTCCATCGACTGAAAATGGCCGATGATCGGTTTCTGGCCAGCATAGAAAGGCGAGCTGTACCGCTTGGGTGAGCGATGTCGCGGGAATTTGTATTTTCCGCCCCACGAAACGTCGATGTGGTTTTTGATCTGAGAAGGACCAACGGCGACCTTGAATTCGTAACGATGGACGACTTGACCATTCACCGTCATCACCTTTGGCTTCTCTGCATAATCGACCACCTTCATGCCTTTGGCAGCCATCTCGGCACGCATGCCGTCGAAAGAGCGGACGATTTCCCATGGCTCAATCTCGCGCATGAAAAGAAGATCGATGTCAGCAGTTTCCCTGAGCTGTTGCGGATAGGCGTAACCGCCTTTGATCAGAGGCTCAGTCTTAATTTTCGACAGGATGCCACGAAGAACTTCTTCGCCTGTGGCGCGTGCCAGTGCAGTCTGCATGTCCATGATGCGGACACGCTCGCGGGTTGTTGGATTGACCGCGTAACAGGCGGCCTCAATTCTCTGTTTAAGTTTCTTTCCTTCGACGTCGATCAAGGTGGTGTCTTTTGACATCCGTTTTCTCCCAGTTTGATCCTGGGAGAATTTTTGTCGGCGGCGATGCAAGGGACGAATTACGGCCGTTGGCGAGACAACCGGCTCTTGTGATATCGCAGCGATGCAGCCAAGGTCGTCGCATTGACGTTGGCGTTGTAAGCGGAAAGCATCTGGCAATCGTAGTCGAAAAAAGCATCGTGCTTCGTATGCAGCTTGAACGCCATCAGAAGCTTCACCTTCGATCCGGGTTTCGTCCACGGGAAGTTCTTTAGCTTCGGCACTTCACCGCGCTGCGACATGGCATGGGCATCACGAATGCGACGCTTGGCAGCCGATAGATCACCACCACGACCGAGAATTCTATTCGCCGAGGCAACGTCACGATCATGGTTGGCTGACTGCCGACCAAAACGGCTGAAACGTTCGACTGCCGTCAATCGCTCAGGACGTTGGTAGTAGCCTTCGATGCCACCGACCGTGCCAAAGAATATGCCTGGTTTGTAATTAGGCCTGCCGATCCATCTCAGGTCGCGGGCAATGGGTCCGACGGTATTTCCATCAGATGCACGAGCTGACCGTGCCATCGCCCTCCAGGCCCGCCTGTCACGTTTCTCCGCCTTGTTGGCGTCGGTGGTCTGCTCGACGAATTTCTGATTGTAGGCACCTCCCTGGGGCGTCTTACGACGTGACCAGAAAAGGATATCGTGACGACCAGTCCCAGCATCACCAGCACTACGAGTGCCACCCATGATGATCCACCACAGGTATTGAGTCTGGGCGTCCTGGGCCTTGATTTCGGCTTTCATGTTGTCGCCGTCGGCAGCATTGGCCGGAAGAACCTTCCAGGCTTTTGGTGATGTTGTGAAAACGCGAGGCTTATCGATAATTCCGGATTTGGTGTATGCCACCAGTTTATCACGGACCTGCCAAGCAGCCTTGGTGATCAGGGTAGCCATGGCCTTTGGAAACACCTTACGACCCAGCGCATCAAGTTCACGACGGTATTCATCAGCATTCCCTTGAATTCCGAGTTGGAACATCAGCTCACCTCACAAAAAAAGACCCGGCCGCAGAAGTCGCGCCAGGCCCAGTTGCGGGCGCGAAGGAAATAGAGCAGCCCCGATACAAGATGGTTGAGCGTGGCGATGAGTGGATCAAGAGATCACCTCATCCACAGTGAAATGACAGCCAAGGTCCTTCAACATCACAGGCCTCCCGACGTAAGTCGCGCTTCGCACAACTTGATCATCTCGTAGAGAGATTTGCCCTCGGTCACTAATGTCGACGCGTTGAAGTTGTTTGCTAAAGCCAAGCCAAAGATAGACCTCACACCAAGAGAAGTCGGGTTATCCTCGTTGCCAAACGTCAGGCGAAAAAGCGACCGGGTTGAGGATAATGAGGCAGCGAAATCGGTGTTCCCGAAGATTAGGCTGTACATTGAACGGGACGCCGAAGGTGAATCGGCCTGAGCGGCAGTCCCGAATGTCAGGTTATAGAAATTTTTGCCAGAGGTCTGCATCTGCTGCGCGTATGAGTAGCGTGATGCCGATGTCCCAAAAAGGAGACCCGCGATTGAGCCGTTCGATCCAGCACCGACGACGGCCCCGTACATGTCCGCATTTCCATATGTTGCTCTGAAAACTGACCCGGATGTATAAAACGATTCAGGAGCACCAGAGCCGATGAGATCGATTATCGGCATCATTGTGCCATCTCCCAGCATCGAAAGGACATTTGAGCCGTAGCCCCAAACAGACTGATGGATCGAGGTATCAGCAGTGTCGTAAACGGTGGGAGCTTGAGGATCGGCCGAGACAGGGGATTGGGCACCGCCGACGGTCAGCTTGTAAATTCTTTGCTGATCGCCTGAGCCTCCACCTGGTTCCAATCCCGCCAGCTCATCCCATAGGGCCTCCATCTCCGTCACCACGGCTTTGACGACCTCTTCGAGAGCATGAAGTCGCAGTAGAGTAATTGAATAGGAAGTGTCGGTGCGGGTGGTGGTTGCCATTGGTCAAGTTCCGAATTCAGTAGGAACAGGTTCCTATGAACGGCGGAAATGACCAATCAGATTTTTGGTACACGAGGTTTAGGACGGTCGACCAGGTGTTCAATAGGGAGTTGTCGGCGGTATTTCCTGGCAAGCCGAACGGCCATTGGACCGAGCAATGTGGAAATGATGACGCGTTCTGTTGGCCACTTCGCAAGATTTCGACCGGCGACACTATCTGACCTGCTGAAGCCCAGACCATTCGCCAGCGTCGCGTGATCGCCATCCTGACGTGCAAGCCACTGTACTGCTCTATGAGCACGGACCAATGCCTTCAGGTCGTCACAACGTGACAGCTGACACACGAGATTCAAAACTCGTATAATCCGTTTCTGTTTTATGGAGTAACGGGGGGAGTCCTCATCAAGCAGCTTCGTCATCGTATTCCTCATCGGCATATTCAAAGTCGCTCTCTTCGGGCTCATCATTTAGATAATCATAGGCGTCGTCGCTCCAATCAAGCGGGTCCGCACCAAAGGGCATAGGTCCCAAAAGGAACCGCCTCCGGTCGCTCTCAGAGGCCGCAGGGTGCCTCCGTATCATTTGTAGATAATAGATGCGTCCCGCGACCCGACGCCTCGCTGCGGCCTCCACAGCCTCCTGGTCCAGTCCCCTGCCATCCTTTGTAGCATCTGACATCGATTTGCGGACCAATCCCTGAACCGCCAAGCTTTCCAGTCGAGCGGCTACGAGCTGGCCTTCGGACGTGCCAGTGTCGATGGTGGCTTCGATGTAGCGGCTTAGGGCTGCAGCCATGGCGGCATCGACGGCATCCGTTTCCTGTTCACCCTGTTCTGCCAAGCGAGCACGGTACTCAACCATGCGCTGACGCTGTGCTTCGTGTTTTCCTGAAATAGGTCTTGGCATTTCCGCTCTCCCAAACGTCACTACGTGACTGATTTCCGTCACTACGTGAGCTTCTGGTGAGATATTGAGATGTGGCTTTGCAAGAAACCTGGTGAAAACGTAAAATTGATTGGAAAAACCTAAGATGATTTAAAGCAACTTATTTTAACCTTCGGTAACCAAGTTCCTAAACCTCCATCACTATGCTTTCCAAGGACTTTGACAATGTTGACATCGTGGACATTAACTCCGTCCGGCATTGAAATGGAGCATTGAATGACTGACATCCTGACCACGAAGATCGAAGACTATGCTGTAGATTGGCCTATGAACGGTGGGATGTCCGGAGTTGATAAGCTCGGCGAAAGTGCCATATCCGTCGAAGGCGCGTGGTTGGTGCAGAGCCTTCAAGACCTCGTAAAGTCCGGTGAGTATGCCGGTGTAACGATGAATGCTGCTGATGCGATCCTAATGGTCGCTGACAAGATCGAGACTGATGGTATTGCCCCTGAAGGCCAGAAAGCGGTGGCCGATCTCCTGAGATATCTGGCTCAGTTTGCACTGGTGCGTCCCGTTCCCATGAGCTGATCATGCATATTTCGGGAAACAGGTGTCAAAGGTATCTTCAATCGAAGTGAAGGTGCCTTCTGATCGTTTCCAAGGGGCTGGAATAACGACGTCTCCTGGGAAGTCACCAGGGAAGTCATCGTCTCCGTTTGTTCTCGGAATGTCCTGTGAAAAGCCCTGCAAATCAACCGTTCGCGTTTCGAACTGTGTATAGTGCGTAGCCCCATGTAATGGGATGCAATCTATACCTTCCTTATCAGAAGATACCTTTACTGGAACATGGATATCGGAATCAGCATTAGCTTGCTTGATGGCATCGAATATATGGGCCCGTGACCTACCAAGCTCAGAACAGATATCGGTAAAGGTCTTACCCTGATCCCGGAGAGCAATAGCTTGCTGACCGATTAGAAGCCTCTCAGAGCGCTGTACTTCTCTGGATGACTTCTGACCCTTGTTAGCAATTCTGAATGCCCTGGAGCGAGCCGCAGACCGTTCTGCCTTGGTGTCGTCTGAACACAGGTCACGAAGACCGGCATCCCGCATCTCATCTTCGCTGATTTCCAACCATTGTATGATCGTCTCAGAACGAAAACGATATCGGATGTCGACCTGCTTGCCATTGAATTCGACCGTCTCGCCGTTGAGAGCGGCTACGGCCCGTCTGTAGGCGGCTCCCATAGCTCCATCGGTCGAAGACTCAGACCAACGGCCACCTGACCACTGTGATGCTTTCTGGCGCATCAGAGGCAGGATTGCTTCTGGCTGTGTGGTGTGGCTCAGGGCAACCGCATAGATGAACAGGAATTTGTCCTGCATGCCAACGGCTACCGCGCCAGATTGATCGCGGTGTTTGATGAGGTTTTGGATGTCTTCCATCCGTGTTCCCCAAAGGCCTGATGCCATACCATCAGGCCGCCTATGCTTCTTCGGCTTACCGGCATTCTTCTTGGCACGTTCCTCGGCCATCGAGACAAGCTCGGCTTTGGTGAATGGCAGCCAAGCATCAGCCAAATCGTTGAATCTATAGCGATGAAGGGCCTTTGGATCGCCCCACACGAGCTGAACGCGGTTACGGCTATCGTCGGCTTTCGAGTTGATGGACCCCACCAAGCGGAAAATCCTGGCCGCATCAGCGGCGCTCTTGTCTGGACTATACCTGGCAAGCGGCTTACCCAGCTCCTTCTGGACGGCGGACCATTTTGACAGAACGTTGGCACGAAGCATCTCGTGCAGCCAGACACACAAAAGGCCGCGCCCCGACGACAGGATAAAGCTGGGCAGAGGTTTACCTGCGTCTTCTAAATCGCGGATGACGTTTTTCGCGACAGCTTTCGGGCAGCGGTGCCAGAGGGGCGACTTATAATAGTCGAGATCGAGATACGTGCTCTCGATTGCGCAGATTTCAGACGTCACACGCCGACGTCGAAATGTACCCATTGAAACGTACAGGTCTCGGGCGGAGCCAGTGCTCAGGTAACCTCTGGCAAATTCTGCTGCTTCTTCCGTTGGGCAATACGTCGTTGACCATTCGCCTTTGCCATCCTCGCCATCATTGAGACGATGCAGGAAACTCACCCGACCTTGGCGCTTCTTACCTGGAATTTTTGGATGGATTGCGTTGATATATTCCTCGACGCCAAACCCGTTTTCGGGTTTCCAGTTATCTGGAGTTTCCGAGCAAAGGAAATCCAGAATATCGTCGTTAGAATAAGGTCTGTATGTCTTGTATGCTGCTGCGCCGTTCGTCATAATAAATATCTCCAGAAAAGAACCGGCGGTAGGGACTGCAATCCCAGCGACCCGTCGGTTTTTTCATGGTTGCTTTTGGCTTTAAACTGCACAAGACGCACGGATATGTTGACACGTCCCAATCTGTTGACGGGTCTTTAACTTTACTAATCTTTCTCGGCAGAAATTTATTTTGAGATGTCGGTACCACTTGCGGTACTCAAAAGGTACCGCTACATTTCCATTAACGCCAACCCGCTCATTGGAGCCCCATCGAATGAAGTCCGCCACCATAAATCTATGATGCCATCGCATCGTCCATCAGTTCGAACGCTGATGGTCCGGGTTTATTGTGACTTGAAAGGACTTCGCTGTGGCGTTTACCCAGCAATATTTCACGGCTGACACTCACTTCGGCCATCGATTGATGCTCGATTGGCGGCCGTTCGTCGACACCGACGAGATGGATCAGTTCATTGTCGACGCTTGGAATTCGGTGATCAAACCGCGCGATATCGTGTGGCACTTGGGTGATTTCAGTTCGCATAATGAAGCCCGTACCAAACAAATTTTCGACCGTCTCCAGGGCCGTAAACGGTTGATCCTGGGCAATCACGATTTGCACAACGGCTCGATCCGGAAATCTCTGATCGATCTGGCATGGGATCAGCCACCGGTCCATTACGCTGAGACCAAAATCGACGGTGATCGCATCATCCTGAACCACTATGCCCAGCGCGCCTGGGCGGCATCAGTTCACGGTAGTTGGCATCTGTATGGCCATTCACACGGTCGTCTGCCCGCTTATGGTCGGTCGAGAGATTGTGGAGTTGATTGTGGTGATCTCGGATATGCACCTGCGACTTTCCAAGCCCTGACTGCAGGCATGCGTGATGCGGAGGTGGTGTCGTGAGCATCGAAGGAATCCGTGAACGCCAACGTCTGTCCGTCATCAGAGCCGCAGCAGACCAGATCATCTACGATCATTGCGAGCAACCAATGAAAATCGACAACCAGAAGCTCATCCGAGATGCATATCCTGATCTTTTCGACTCCTCCGTTTCGCGACTGCACGACGGGTGGACCGATATTATAACGACCTTCCTCGCCGGATTTCATGAACTTGGTGAAGGCGAGATGTCGCCTGGTGAAGTTCGGTTCGAACGTGAAGTCACCGGCATCACAGCCTTCTGCTGGCCAAATCCGGAAATGGAATGGACTTCTGAGAAAACTCAAGCTCTCATCCAGATGCAGCACCGATTGCATTTGGCATCTCAGAGGACATGTGAGTGGTGTGGGATGCCTGGTGCAGCAACAAAGCTCGGTGACCGTGTCACCATCTATCTTTGTGAGGAAGACGCCGCCAGTGCACGTGAAAAACTGTCAGCGAAGGTCCAAGCATTTGACGAACGCATCAAATTTCGCGGTGAAGTGTCGATACTGTTCCAAGAGCGTGCCACCGTGTGGCTGCATGTCGGCGACGTCAATACACCGATACTCCGAAAAGCCCTGTTGGACATCAAAAAGATCGTCGAGGATCGTGGCCTGATCGGCAAGGTTTTCATCACGAAAGTTATGGAGAGCGAAGGCCAACTGTTCATCAGCGCACGCTGCGACAATGCTGATCCGGCAACGCAATTTGAAATTCAGGACATCATCAAGCACGCGGAATGGCAGTCCGATCAAGCGCATCTGGCAGCTAATAAGGAGGATATGAGCGATGACACATGAGGAGTATGTCGATTATATCCGAACGCGCTACAGCGACCTCTTCGACCCGTCATATTCCGACGAGGATTGGAGATATCTCATCACCATCGGTCCAGGATGGTGGCCGCTTCTCTCCGATTTCTGCGAAAAATTGGAAGGTGCGCTGAAACACCATGGCGAGGTCGGTCGCTGGTACATTCGGCAATGCAAAGAAAAAATGGGTGAGCTGCGCATCTACGTCCGGCGTGCGCCTTATGAACGTTCGGACGTAGATGGTTTCAGCGAATGGGTTGCCGATATCGCCCCTTTGGAGCCGTCGGCAGCAAAAGAAATGATCAGCATCATTCAAGAACAGATCGTTGGGCAAGCAAATTTGACCTGTGAGGAATGTGGAGAACCTGGTGGGCTGCGGGTGCTGGACGGCTGGTATCGAACTTGTTGCGACCAGCATTTTGAACAGTGGAAAGAGCTGAGGACGTCGAAATGAGCGGTAAAGTAAGCCAAGAACAGATGTCTGCTGTCGTCCAAAAGATGATCAACAGCAGTTCAGGTGATAGTTCAAAAGCCGCACTGATGCGTGCATCTCATGCTCGTATGGTCGAAGCTCGACAGAAAGCTGCTGTCTATGATGGTGATCTGGAGAAAGCACGCCAAGCTTATAATGTTGGCCCTGGTTGGACCTCCATTCTCAACGATCTTGTCAAGGAAATCGCCGAGATCGAGGGCTTAGGGTTCCTCGCAGCTCACGAAAATTGGGGAGGTCTGAGGGTCGCGTATTTGTACGACGGCGACCGGAAAGCTGACGTCGACGCCATCGAAATGCGGGCTCGCGATAGGTGTCTGGTGACATGCTGGTACTGCGGTCAGCCTGGAAAACTTAAGCAGGAACGCTGGTGGCGAGTTCGCTGCGAAGAACATTGGAACACTTAATGAAGCTCTACACATTTCTGGAATTTGCCAAGCTGCTCAACGTTAAGGAGCACTCGATTTGGCACATCATAGATGCGGGCGATGTCCGGCCGCATACAATAATCGACGACCATCAAAATCGCAGGCTGCCAGACGTAATTGACAGCCTGCGATTTTCAGATGCCGACGTCGGAATTTTCCAACAGGAGTTTCGTCGGCGTAGGCACGAGGATTTCAAAACTCAGTACGCCGACGTCTATAAGCCGAACGAAGGCCCAGCCGAGAGGGGCTTGGAATTCGGGCCTGGCTGGATCGGAATTACGAGAGAATTTTGCGATCAACTAAGGCTGTGGCAGGCCGATGGGTGGAAAATTCACCTGCGGTGGGGCAAGGAAAAATTTGGTTCCATTAGGCTTTTCACGGATATCAGTCAGTTCACGACAACGCCTTTGCAGACATATTGGCTGGCCCGGCTCCGTGAACGTGCGCGACGGAAAAGTCTGCGGACTTGCCAGGAATGTGGAATGCCGGGTCGATTGAGGTGGGGCGGTCACGTAGCAACTCTTTGTGACCACCATAAGCATCTTGTTGGAGAATTGCGTGTAGAGGATGGAATTGTTCTCGATCCTGATCGGGTTGATACAGACGCACCTCCGGCCTGGACCGACCAAGAACTTGGCCTCGACGATGGCGAAAGCATGGACCTGGCCAAACAAATAGAAATGGAATTCAGACCTTTCCTTTCACCAGATTTGGTTCTCGATGGCACCGATCAAGAGTTGGCCGATCTCCGCAAAAAGCTGATCGAGATTGATCAAGTGATCGGCAGATATCACGAGATCAAATTCCAACTGCGACAGCGTGGTTATGAGATCGCGATCCAAAATCCGTGCTCGCACGCGACAATTGATGAGATCAAGCGCGATTCAATTGTCGCTGAGATCGAGATGATAATGGAAGGAAAGCAGTCATGAGCGCGAACGATAACAGGATCAACGGTCGGACCATCGACTACACTCGGACGCTCGAATTCTTGGCTCATCACATCATGGCACCTGGGTGTAGGATCGTGCTCGACGAGCAGCAATTCGAGGTTCTTAAAGCGTACTTGAGCAACATCGAAAATCTGGTTCCGAAGGCCAATTTCATGCTGGAAATGTGCGTGGACTATAGGGATTTCGAGAATACGGGCGGGCATTCAGTCGGTTGGGACAATGATGGAACCGCATACGAAGATGACCTGATAGACACGATCATGGAGCAGATGAACCAGAGCCTCGGGTTCAGAGGTGGATCGATCCTTCGTGAAGGATATCTGATTGATCTTGCAGATATCGATCAGCAGATTGCTGAAATCGTAGAGCGAGTGCGGTCTCGACATCCATAGAAGCGCTAGAATTTATCCTTCGATCAGTTCACTTGTTTCCCCCAGGTTGCCGGTTTTCGTAGGTTTTCCGGCACCTCGTTTCCATTAAGGACCAGCCGCATCATCTCAATCTGGCGTGCGTCCTCAATAGGATCAGGCTCTGGTTTTTCGACATCATAAGCCCGCACCAGTTCGTAAAAAGTGCCGACATAATCAATGTCCAAAGCCTCCATCACATCATCACGGTTGACGTCTGGAAATGCGTAATATCGCTCTATCCAATCCACAATCACCTCATCACCATGGCGGTCGCGGATCGCCAGGATATCCTTTTTGTAGTCGTCTCTGACCCGTTCATCTCGAAACGCGGACATAGGACAAAAATCCTTTTGCGGCCGACGGATTTGGCTCTCACACTGATCAAAAAGATCGGTGGCAGGATAGCATGAAGGCGAGACAGGACCCAGAAAAATGGAATGACGGCGATACTCTGCAGTTGATCGAAATGGCCAGGTCTGGCAAAGGCGTGGTCGAAATCAGCAAAGTCACGCGTCGGACCCAGGCATCTCTGTGCACTAAAGCGACCAGAATCTGCCTCCATATTCGTGGTTCTAAGTCGCCACCGGATTTTGATCCCGCAAAACAGAAAGCGAGACGATGCATGCCTTGTCGAGGCTGGATGGCGTCTGGATGGAGCGGGCGACGGATTTGTGAAGAATGCAAAAAGACTTACGAGTACCGAAGCGCTTGAGCTATACAGGTTCCGAAAACTTCGTATAGCTCAGGCGGTTTCAATGATTTCAGCAGGCGACCGACAATATCAGGCAGCTTGCTCTAATGCCTCTCGGGGGTTTTTGCCGGGAAGATAGATGCTGTCGGACATCATCGAGAATGCGAAGCCATATTTCCAAGTCATGTTGGCCAGAAATTCTGACTTGGAAATTTCACCAGCGATATATCTATTCCGTTCTTTAAGATATTCGGGCGCTTCCGCAACAAAATCAAATGTCGCATACTCAGGTCGCATGATGCCTTCCAGCGTCTTTCCGCGAAGCTCCAGGGTTTTCGACGACAGGAAGTGGTGAGGCTCTTCGACCAGCTTTCGCAAGGTTTCAGCTGTCTTTTCCATCCGATCTTTCTGGTCGATCATGTGCTGAATCTTGACGTCAGTGCGCCCTGAGAACTCGGCAAAAATTTCAGCCTGATCTGAGGCCTGTTTACGAGCTGTAGCAATGGCCTCGGGAAGCTCCTCATTCGCGAGCGCCAAAACACTGTCGAGCGAGGTGATATCTTTATAAATCATCGGCTCTACACGAGCGCGGTTTCGCAAGGCTTTGATCACTTGATGCCTGGGCGAAAGCTCTTCATACCTGTTCAAGATCGTGTCGGTCCATGCCACCATTGCTTTTGATTTTAGCGGGATGAACTGACCTGCGCCGTATGCGAGCTTGGTCACTCGCGCTACGCGGTTTTCGGCTGCAGCTTCACGGTTCCTGGCGTTATCTATCCAGAGGAGGTCGTCAGTCAGTCTTACTTCATGTGCAAGTACCGCACTCGCTCCGCCCGGAATTCCGTGATCTTCTGCCACTTCTGTAAACGATCTACGGACGTCGTGCGGCGACCAATACATGATCGAATTTTCAGCAAGGAGATCACGGTACGGCGACTTCCAGTTCTTGTCCTTCTTCAGTTCTTGGGCAATTTTGTCTCGGGTGGGTTTGTCACGAAGGGCAAATCTTTCAGCAATACCGCCAGGTGAATTACGATCCACCGGTATGTCTAACGCCACCTTGCCCTTTCCTTGAGCGGAGGGAAAGCACCAATCACTCTCGCCATTTCTCTTTGCCTTCCTCAGTCGATCAAGCAGGAATTGCGAAGCTCGTGGGGGCACTGGCAAAACGAATGCCTTACTATTTTTCATCTCAGCTTCTGCCCAAAACGCGAGATGCCAGCCACTATCACGGCGTTTCGGGTCTGGAAAGAAATCGACTAATCGCAAGCGGGTTCCTGCGGTGGCACGCTGAGATGACAGCACAAGCCACCACAGAGCATTCAGGACATTGTCGCCAACGCCGAATTTTCCTTCGCTAAATCGGCCTGGGATCGGTTTCGTCGCGTATTCTTCTGCCAGAATTAGCGTCTTGACCAGGTCATCGATTGAAGGTGTGTGAGTGACAGCCTTGACCTTTTTGCCGGACTTAAGCATCTCCCACCAAATGTTCGCCGGGTCGAGGCCAGTCATGTCGGATGCATGTGCTGCACCCCAGGTCAAAATGCTGCGCATGTCTGAAACAAACTTCTTGATCATGGACGTACCTTGAGGGTCCTTGTCCATCTCACGCTTGATGGCATCGAGGTCAGCCTTGGTCACATCACGAATAGGCTTCTTTACCAGTGCTGCTACGTGAGAACGTCGAAGTGTAAGGCGAAACTGAGCGATGGTGTTCGGCTTAATCGGCTGATCGGTGTCTGGCTTCGTCCTTGCCTCGATCATTGCCTCGGCCGTTTCGAGTACGGTCCATCCCTTGGAGACCGCGACCATCTCCTTTTTGGCCTTCTTAACGTCGCGACCAGCTGCGCCATAATATTTCGTGAGTAGTGGCTTGAACAGTTCTGGATCGTCGTCAAGAACGTCCTTCGCGCTGCCAGCCAAAGTGCGAGCTGCTGCGATGGACGGCAGGTGATTGGTCTTATCTGGATGAGCGTAGCCGAGGGTCTTCGTCCAGTTGTAATATTTGAGTGTCCAGAAAGCCTGCTTGCCCTGCACCCGGAGCTGCAATCCTGTTTCCTTTTGGTCGGAGAACACGATGACTTCACCGGTTGGCATCACAGCCTTAGCTCTTGTGATCGCGTCCTTGATATGATCGCTGTTAATCTCAACACGGTACGTTGTGGTCGGCATAATCACCCCATCGAAAATCTATACCGATGCTATACCGATCATAAAAATGAACGTAAAGTGGGGAGGGAGAAGGTGCTTAGGCCGTAGAGAGGGCCGAAAGCGGGTGAGAAGCACTGTTAAATAAGGGTTATCGGCTTTCGCAGGTGGAATTAACCTTTTTAAGAAATCGAACCTGGAATCGAACCGCAGGTTTGTGGCACCTGAGGTCGGTGGTTCGACCCCACTCAACCGTACCATTCCCTTCTCCCCGTAAGTCTATATGTCACAAGGACTTACGGGGAGAGAGGAAAAATTCTCCCGATCCTCTCAGGTCCCAAAATTGGCGTGTTATAAAATCCATAACATCGCCATAACATTATCGCTGTGTTGACAACGCAGAACGGGGAGGGAACGGTTTCACCGAAACCGGTAGCCCTCGATCTCGGAAGAATCAAAAAGTCCTTTCGAACTGGGGCGGCGGCGATCTCAATATCGACAGGCGACGCCCAGCAGATCAGCCCGCAGCCGATCCAGTTCGTCGATCGCTTCCATCTTCTGGCCGAACTCTACGTCGTCGCCGCCGAGTTCTTCGATTTCCCGGAAGAGGTCTGTGATGCGACGTTCGACAGCCTCGTCGATTTCGACCGATGTGAGGGTCCTCATGTTCTTCACGCCCATTTCCTCCAGACGCCGAGCTTCGGACCGCGTGCGCGCCTGGTCTCCCACCGGAACTCCGTCAGCTTTGGCTGGTAGGCGGCGATCCGATCAGGCTGGTGTCCCTCCCATGCGTCCGCTTCGCGCTCGAGCTTGACTACAGGGAGGTGTCTGAAACCTTCGGTACTTAGAGCCTTGAGGTCATCGAGGTTGACGGTTTTGACATGCAGCGCACAGCCTTTTTCCCGAAAAGCGGCTACGGTGGCATCGCAGGCTGGTTTATTTTCCGCATCCCAGAATGTGTAGATCGTTACATTGGTCTCATGTGCCATGTCGTTCCCTCCGTTGTTGGCAGAGGGATATTGTGACCCGAAAATGGGCTCTCCAAGTTCGCCGGCAGAGATGTCAGGCTGCCGAGACGCCGAGGATGTTCCAGGCCGGCTGTATCTTCGCGATAAGGCCAGCTTCCAAGCCTGCCGCCGTGTTAACCGGTAGGCCGTTCCACTCACTTGCGTGCGGTACGGCTACGAGAACCTTTACCCTTTTCCCCGCAGCCAGAGCCTCCTGGATCAGTGCCTTCACACGCGCGTTGGTCCGCTGCCTCTCGTATCCCCGACGATAACCGTCCAACCGTGCCCGTAGACCGCGCTGCGTCAAGCCGACGTATTTGACCACATCGTCTACGATGAAGGAGTACACACCAGCATCAATGGGTGCCTTGGCGTCGATTTGGAAATCCTCGTTCTCACCCCGCCATTCGCCGAGGAAATGAAAGCCAGCCCGCAGCAGCACCTCCCATGATGTGTCGCTTGATCTGTCGGCGCTGTCGTCGTGACCGACCTCGACGACGACAGGCTCGCGTTCGAGGCTGACTTCCTCGCGCGGCTTGAAGCCCTCAGTTATCCCGGCATCTACCAGAACCTTGCGGACGTGCTGATACCGGATGCCGAGAAGGGAGGCGATTTCTGTCCTGATATATCCGGCACGGGCCAGCGCCCTGATCATGTCTGACTTGGTTTCGAGGCCTGAAACGACCTCTTCGAAGGACGGTCTATCGGCCATCGTTGTGTGCTCTGTCTGTTATGGAGGTCCATTCTGGGTTCTTGACCAGTGTGCTTTGGTACATCGAGATGCCACTGCAGCCCTCGATCGACTTCAATGTCCGTCTGACGGACTCAACCAAAGGCTCGGGCATCCAAGGACTGAGGACGACCTCGGTAATGCAACCGTCTGGCAGGGGGAAGTCCTTAGCTTTGGCGACGTCGGTGGCATGTTCGTAGAGCACTCGGTATTCCCCCTCCGAGCGATACGGCCAGCGCTTCAGAAACGGAAGTTCGTAAATCGCGGGCGGATCGCTGCGGAGATGCCTGATCTCTCGATAGTCGACTTCACCGTGCCGAATTCCTGGGACGCCCTCGAACGACGATATCAAGAGGTCCTTTCGGAGGATGACGCAGACGCCGTCGCCGTTGGGTGAGAACACGCGCCAATGCCCATAGGTATCTGCATCTTTAGCTAGGCAGATTGCCACGACGGTCTGAAGGTTCCGCTTTTCCTTGTAGACCTCCATAAAATGGCGGTCGTTGCCGTCGTCCCATTTCTCCGGACTTAACAGAGTGATTTGCTTCGTCTGAAGCATATGGATCGCAGCAGCGAGGTTGGTGTATCTGCGATAAGTCTTCCCGCTACTGGTCATGCGATCCCCCGAATCCTATCTCCTGTATAACCCTTCTCTTGACACATTCCATAGGCGGCAATGGCCGAGACACCCGAGCAGCGTAGCCGAACGATGTCGCGCATTCGTTCCACGAACACCAAGCCCGAAATGGTCGTTCGAAGATTGCTGCACGCACTTGGGTATCGCTATCGGCTGCATAGAAAGGACCTGCCAGGTAAGCCGGATATTGTGTTCGGCCCTCGCAAAAAGATCGTGGAGGTCCGTGGATGCTATTGGCATGTCCATTTACGCTACGATCCGGCGTGCTGGGAGGCCCGGTCTGAGGCGAAGTCAAACAGGTCATATTGGGGCCCAAAAATGGACCGCAACGTCGAGCGCGACCAAAAGAACCTCGAGCTCCTGCAGGAGGCCGGCTGGGACGTTCTAGTGATATGGGAGTGCGAGCTTCGCGATATGGACGCCGTCAGGGCGCGTCTCGAACGCTTCCTCGAGCCTGTCCGAAATTAAGTTGTGTGTTCTTTGTCCGTTCACGCGGGTAAGTTTCGGTAAACCATATATCAATACCCTCAGGGATGAGCGTGTTGCGCCGAATCATCTTGGATGCAATATACCTCTATGTTCTTATTTTGTTCTGCATAAGGAGGCACGATGTCTCTCACGTCCCTAGAAATGTGCGCCGGAGCCGGCGGACAGGCGCGCGGTCTTGAGCTTGCGGGGTTCGATCACTCGGGCGTTGTCGAGATCGACCGCGACTGCTGCGAAACGCTGCGTCTGAATCGCAAGCAGTGGACCGTTCACGAAGAAGACCTAACGCTGTTTAATGGGACGGTGTACAAAGGCATTGACCTCCTTGCGGGCGGTCTGCCTTGCCCTCCGTTCTCCATCGCCGGGAAACAGCTCGGAGACAAGGACGAGAGGAATTTGTTTCCGGCAGCAATCCGCCTGGTAGACGAGACAAAACCACGAGCCATCATGATCGAGAATGTGCGCGGTTTTCTCGGCGCGGTGTTCGAGGATTATCGAGGGTTTATCCGCGGCGAACTCAAGAAGATGGGCTACGAGGCCCATTGGCGTCTGTTCAATGCCAGTGATTACGGCGTGCCGCAGCTTCGCCCCCGCGTGATCATCGTCGCGCTCCGGGACGACATTAAGGATCGCTTTGAGTGGCCGACACCGTCGCCGGCCGATGCGCCGACCGTCGGCGAGACGCTGGTTGACCTAATGGCCGCAAACGGCTGGAGGGGCGCGAAGGCTTGGGCCAAACGCGCCAACGACGTCGCTCCGACGCTGGTCGGCGGCTCGAAGAAGCACGGTGGTCCTGACCTCGGCCCGACACGCGCACGCATGGCATGGGCGACGCTCGGCGTTAACGGCAAGTCGATCGCCGAGGAGGCACCTGAGCGCGACTTTGTGGGAATGCCCCGTCTGACCGTTCGCATGGCCGCACGTATTCAGGGCTTCGACGACCAGTGGCAGTTCACCGGGAAGAAGACCGCTGCATACCGCCAGGTCGGCAACGCGTTTCCACCTCCCGTCGCCAAGGCTGTGGCCTCAAAAATCCGGGAAGCCATTGAGACCCGGGCGAGTCGTCCCGTTTCGGCACTCGCAGGTTGATATCTTAACGATCCGCTAACCATGTCCGGCGATCATCGCCGGCATGTCGCAGGTTCCACTCGATTCGTTGCATCAGGATTTTTTGCTCGTCTCCAGACTGGTAGGCGCGCTGCTTCGACATGCCGGCGGATACGACAAATTCGCAGTGGACGTTCCCGTTCTCCTTCGCCAAGCTTTTGACGAAGTCATCGACGCCCCGAGAACGAGTCGTTTCACGCTCGGCGAAACGGAGAAGACGGAGAAGACATACGTCGGCACCAAAGTCGAAATCCTGCTCAGGAACTATCTCGGCGTCCCGAAGGGGGCGATCCTTGACATGATGGTCGACGGTGAGGAGATCGACATCAAAAACACGACCGGACGTGACTGGATGCTTCCGAGGGAAGTAATCGGTAGGCCGGCGCTCCTCGTCAGGTCGTCGGAGAAGACAGCGCTTTGCGACGTCGGTGTCGTGATCTGCCGCCCTGAGTATTTGCGCCTGAGTACGAACCAGGATGGCAAGGGCCAGCTTTTGGCGGCGCAGCACGTGAACATCTGGTGGATACTCCGTCAGCATCCGTATCCGCCGAACTTCTGGGAAATCCTCTCGGTTGCGGACCGCAACGAGATCATGTCAGCTCGGGGCGGTACCAACCGCATTGCGGCATTGTTCGAAAAGGTCCAAGGGAAACCGATATCGCGCCAACAGGTCAGCGCTCTAGCCCAGCAACACGACTATATGAAGCGCATCCGACGGAACGGAGGAGCTAGGGACATCCTCGCGCCGAAGGGCATCGCCCTATTGTGGGGACAACGCGACCGGGCCTTGATCGAACAACTTGGCCTCGGCCCTGTCACGGCCGATGAGTTTGTATCATTCACGCCAACGACGGCGGCGGACATTGCTCTCCTTCGAGATGCCGGGCACATCGATTGACTGGTAGGGACGTATCCTAAGAGATGGCATGCCAGATCGCCCCGCCGAGCAGACCGAAGACGACAGCCCCAATCGCTAGCTCCAGATAGGCCTGCCGATACGGCCGCTTCGTTTCACGGTACTCCCGCATGCGCCGTTCATTGGTCGCACCGACCAGTTCCTTGTCGCCGTTTTTCATGACCGGGCCGGGTGATGGAGATCAATCCACCATTCGACAAACCGGGGGTGTCTAATTTTCATTGTGTACTTCCAACGCCTCGACTTCCTTGCCCGTTAACGGATCGATCGCCAAAAGCAAAGAGGTCGACTTGTCGAAGTTCAGCGTGCCCGGCATACAGGACAGGATACAGGCACGGAGGCATGACATGGCGAACTTTGGCAATCCCGCATACTCGGCCGCAATGGGCAATGCGGCAGGCATGGCGGTCATCGCAGCCGGTGCTGTCGGCCTCGCATCTGCTATCGGCGATGGCTTGGCAGCGGCACGCGAAGCTCGCTACAACCAGCGCTATGACGACGCCCTGACGACCGCGATCAATCATGCTGCCGAAATGGAAGCGATGGCGCGCGCCGCTATGGAACTGCTCGCCGAAATGGAAGCGGAGAACGTCCGTCTGCGCGCAGCATGCCAGCAGCGTCAGGCCTATATCGACAACCTGAAAAAGGGCCGTGTGCAATGACTGACGAACAGTGGCAACGCATCCGCCGGCATTTCGGGGACCTCGTCTACGAACATCCCGAACTCCATGCGACCATGCTCGAGATCGTCGAACAGATGGAAGCCTGAAATGAAAGAAGCCCGCCGAAATGGCGGGCTTCTTCGTTATATGGATAAAGGCATCCTGAACTGCGTGCCGGTCTTTTCGGCTCGGGATCGAACTCTCCAGAGCATCCGCTCGTGTACGGTCATCGGCTCCTTCGGCTCGGGATCGACCGCTTTGACAGGCTGCCCGGGTGTGAAGGTACGAACACCGAAAACGCCGTGTTCCTTTCCGTCAACAAACTTCCTGATTGCCGAGAGACCTGCACGGCCGAGCGCGTCGAGTTCTAGGTCGCTCATGTCGAGCAGCGTTGTCCTCAGGTCTTCTTTCACCGATCCTAGATCAAACGTCGCCCGTGCTGACTTCGACGCCTTGGTGTAGCTTAGGACGGTATCGACGCCGTCGCGGTCCAAGGTGTGGATGGCACCCTGGCGCGCCCGAGCCTCGTCGAACTCGTCGAGGAGCTGCGTGGCGCTGACGTCGGGTTTGTATTCCGGGTTAGGCATCGCCCGTCCCCCGCCGTTGCCGAAGATGATCGAGAAGGGCAACCTGATCAGCTGCTCGGTCCAGTGTACTGCTCCAAGCGTTCCCTTCCACAAACCTGACGCGGCGGACAACAGAAATCTTCCAATTGCTCTCAACATGATGATTTCCCCTCGTTTGTGTTGCATGCCGATCTTTCGGCGGCTGGACGCAAGGCACAAAAAAAGGCCGAGGCGAACCTCGGCCCAGCTACCCAATGTTCAGCGTTCGGCGCACTCTGAAGGGACAGGTGCCGCTCGCCTGATTTATGATGTGTCGGCAGACGGCGACGCGCAAGACAGCCGGCGGAAATCATGGCTTCCAGCAGCCGTTACGCTCACCCCAGAGATTATGCGTGACGACGTCGCGCTTGGTGTCCACGGACATGGCGGCCGCCTCAGTTCTGGTCGGACGGATCGGCTGCCATCCAGTGCAGATGCTGCCGCTAGTCGCGCACCCAGCGAGACAGCTCGCGATCAAGAGCGGCGTCATCCATTTTGCGAACGTTGTCATCGAGACGGTCCTTGTCTTTCATTGCGTTCAGGTCGTCGGCAACACGTGCGGCCGCGGCGTCCGCCTTGCCCGAGGCGTAAATGCGCCAGTAGCCGGCGGCCACGATGACCGCGACGGTGGCCCACTTCGCGAGGGGCGATCCGATCTTGTTGACGATCCAGGTAATGGCGGACGTCAGCATGGCTTGTCGCCTTTCGCGCCACGGCGGAGACGGATGTCGCCAGCCCTGTGGCGGTCGAACGCAAACCAGCCGAGGTTGATGAGGATGACCGCACCGCTGGCGAGCGTTTCAATGTCGTCTGGAGAGAGTTCCGTGTTCGCCAGAGCCATTCCGGCGATCAGGGTGATGGCGTGCCTTACGAGGCCGAGAATTGCGGGATTCATGTCATGCTCCTTCGGCGACGGCGGCATAGGCAGCGGCACGGTCGCGGTTGATCTTGGATTTGCGGAAAAGGTAGACGGCGAATCCGACGAGGCCGACGGCGACCACGATCAGGGCGATGGTCGTCACACTGTCGAGGTTCGCGAGATCGACACCCACGGTCGAACCTGCACCGGAGGCGGCCGATGTTGTGGCGGTGGCTGCGTTGGTGTTGGCGTCCTTACGGGCGGTCGTGGCCTCGGCCTTCAGATGGGCGGCGATCCCACGCTCCGATCCGCCACGGGCGGCGAGTGACATCTTGGTCGCATTGGCTTCGACACCTGCGATCCTCCGACTCCACCCCTTGCCGAAAGTCGACCAGGTCTTGAGGGATTGAACGAAGGATAGGCGACGTGCGCAAATGGCTTTGACGGTCTTCACGGGATCGGCGGCCGCCGCCGAGGCGACGGTCTGGTTTCCGACGACACCATCTGCGGTGACGCCGATGGCAAGCTGAAGCCACTTCGCGCCACGGGAGACGCCGGAATTAACGGCAGCGTCGAGCGTGGCGTAATCGACCCCGGCAGGCAGCGCGTCGTAGCGGACCTTGTCGGCATACTGGGTCTGGTAAATGGACGACACCTCAACCTCGGCGGTCTCGCGGACAGACCGGGTCTTGAGGCCAATGCGCTTCCGGTAGGCATCGTAGACGGCCTGAGTGATGCCGTAGTTCGTAGCACCGCCGGGGTCTTTCGGATGATTGACGTAGCCGCCTTCGTCGCGGCGCAGGTGCGCCACGGCGGTCTTGTATGTGGATGCTGCCATAAGGGTGGTCTCTGCTGAATGCCACGATTCTGCATCGACCGGCGGCGAGAGGCCAGTGGGCGGCGAACGACTCAAATGAACTCTGGCATGACCTCGGAAATTGCGAGTTCGTTCTTCCGGAGCTTTCTGTAGCCCTGGCTGTTGGCAACGAAGACTGGGTCCGCAAGCTCCTCCGGCGTAGCGACGAAGACCGGCTCGTCATACTCTGTCACGTCGCGCCAATGCCAATCTTTCAATCCGGTGACTACGGCGTCGGCGACAACAGCCGGGTCCATATCGGCGTGTTCGAAAACGCCATCGTGGTCTTGGTTTTCAGTTTCGTGCTCGTGCCAAAACATGACTTCGGCCCGCAACGCCTTGTTTGATGACATTGTCTCACGCACAAAATCGTTCTCGTAAGTCTTGAGGTGTCGAACGAACGCGTCGGCTGCGGCCGTGATCTGATCGGTCACATTGAATTTCTTGATGATGTACATGACATTCCGTTTGTTGCGTTACATTCATGAGTGTGGCGTAGAAATTCGCGGGTGTTCAAGTCTGTTTCAAAAATTCAGGAGACAAAATGGGTTGGCTCTTGCGCGCTCGATAGCGCCCATCAGACACCATCGGGATCATGGCTCGGGTTCCGAATGGATAGAGAACGACGTGAGCATGCGCCCAGGTCGTGGGGCCGACGTTGTATCCCTGGAAGAGCTTGGCCGAGACGCCGGCGACATAGGAGCCGTCCGAAATCTTGGGGCTGTGCGTATGTCCTGACGTCACCTTGCGGCCGAAGCGCCGGAACTGAAGTGGGGAGCCGCGACTGCCACCGATCCCGAGATCGCCGTGCAGTCCGTTCTCGACGTCACAGACTACGAAGCTTTCGCCGGCACGGACGAAGGTGACGTCGTCGGCGAGCCCGAGCGTTCTGAATGCATACTCGGTGGCATTGAAGTTACTGTTTCCGGCGCGGATCGCATCATGCCAGGCGGCGTTGAAGCGGTGCCACAGATAGGCGTTGTCGGGATCGTAGCGGCCGTCGTCTGCCTTGACCCATTTGACGATTGCGGAGTCGTGGTTGGATTCGACAACGACAACCTCGCACCACTCCCGGCGCAGACCGTTGGCAAAGGCGACGGCCTCCGAAATCTCCCGTTCCACCGACACAGTGCCGCGGGCCGTCATGGTGGCCATCGCATGCGGATCGCGGATGTTGTGATGGTTCCTCCACCGAAAATCGAGCGTGTCCTCGGCAAACACGTGGATCGGCTTCAATCGGTCGAAAAGGTTCGGACAGTCAACGAACTGACGACTCGCGACATCGTAACCGACCGACGCCATTGCGATGTGAGGGTCGAGCTGATCATGGTGCCAATCGCCGAATGTGAGAGCGGCGGCACGGTATCCATGCTTGACCTCTCCGCCCTCGACGAGAATGTCGAGGTCCTGAAAGTCGCCGTTCTCGTTGGCGATGAGCTGGGCGAAGAAGACCTCGCCGTCGGTATCGATCTCAACGAGCAAAGCCCCGATCGTGTGATGGAAGATAGCTTTTCGGCCTGCTGCCCTTGGGGCATACGACGGCAACGTGCAGCACCCGGTCGTATATGCATATCGTGGTGGCTGCTCGAGCATCCGGGGGATACTCTCCATCGCGATCCTTGCATGAGGGATCACGACATGATGGCCGTGGTTAACGGTGGTCCATCCATTCAAGGGATTTGCGGCGGTCGGCAAGATGTTGGCATCGGCCACGAAAAGAAGATCGTTCGAAAACCGCACCCGATCATAGAACAAGTATTCGTGCAGCTCGGGCGCAAAGACCGCCGTTGCGGCTGCATGATCCTCGAACAAACCCTTCTGATACGTGAACCCGGCGACGATCAGCGGCGCATTGAGGTATTCGGCGTAGGCATGAAGATTGGCGAGGAAGGGCTGGTGAACAGGAGTATCGTCTTGTGCGGCGGTGAGGATGAACCGGTGGACAATCCCCGGTTCAAGATCGTGTCTGATCTCCGGAATACTGGAGAGCCTGACGGGCTTGGGCTTTTCCTTCTTCTCAGGCTCCGGTGCTGGTGCGGGAGCCTCGGGGAATTTTTTGGCCCTTAGCCAATCCAGCGCCGACCGCGCCTCCCGTTCCGACCATCCCATCGACTTGGCGAGACTGCGCCTGCCAAGCCCCTGAAAACCACGTTCCATCACCGTTGCGGCTCTTGCGGCCGCTGTGTTCATTCCTCGCATGCGTGTCCCCTCAGACGTTGTATTGCCATCTGACGATTTGTTGACGTCGAAGAGCTTACAAGTTTCGCCGGCAGGAATCAGCGGCCGAGGAAATCTTGCAGACCGAGGTAGAGGATGGCGGCAGCACCGGAGGCGGCAGCGCCGAAGAATGCCAGCATGGCCTTGAAGCTGATCTTCTCGGCCGCCTGACGCTGACGACGAAGATACCTAAGATCATCTCCGAATGCGGTCGCGGAATCGATGTCTGTCGGATCGACGCGCATCAGCGCGAAGACCTCCCGGACAGTTTCTTTTGCGGCGGCTTGGGCGATGGTGCGGATTTCGGCGTCTGTCATGATGTCCACGAATTCGGAGGGTTTCGCTTATGACCTCACGCTGCGTGCGCGTGAGACCCGGCGGAAACGGTCGTGGATGTGGCCGCGGGGGTGAGGTCTTCGAGCGCTGCGCAGGCTTTTCCGAGGCACTGGATCGCACGGTTTACGGCGGCCGACTTGCCCTTCGCGCGCTCTAGCAATGCGATTGTACCGGACAACTGCACCGCAAATCCGTTGACCTCGCGGCCGACGAAATGTGGATTTTTGCGGATCGCCTCGATCGCCAGGTAACACGCGAGGCGGGCCGATTCACACGATACCTGCGCCAGGGGGTAGGTCCGCGCGCCGATCTCCGGGAGCGCCTTGCCGCACGCCTCTGCCGCGGTTCGGAGCGTCCCAAACAGCGGCTCTAGTTTGCCGTCCGTCCCCGGAGGTGGCGCGGGAGGAACGAAGTGGCAAACGGAGGTCACATCGAATTGCTCCATGGCATATGTCAGGGCTTGGGTCCCAAACTCGTGTGCCCGCATGCCCTTGACGGCGGCGACGTGGCTATTGCGCCAAGAGCGGTGGCGCTTGTTGACGTCCGAAATTTTCATCTGATGCAAATGGATCGTTCGCGCCAACGCCTCGATCATGCGAAGTTTCAGGTCTTGCTCGGATTTTGGTAGGTAGCGTGCGTTATCAACCGCACCGCCGTCTCCTTTAGATTTACTCGTTGCCATTTCTCGCCCAGCGGCCAATGCATAAATCATTGTCTGCCGGCGGACGAGGAACAAGTAGTGGCAGCTAGAGCGGGATCGTGTTGGTGATGTAAGTGCTCGTTAGAGGTCTGTTTATCCCAGGCGGCATTGCGACCCAGGTCGTGCCGTTGTCCACCGACTGGAACCAATCGCTCCCGACGTTCGCGACGACCAATCCATGCTTGGTGAACGCGCCGTAAGTCGGCGACGACGTCGCACCTGGAATCGTCTTTGTCGTCACTCCGCGCAACGATGCGAAACTCGCGAAATACAGAAACGATCGGGAGGATGAAAGCAGGACACCGCCGTTGACGATGGTCATGTCGATGATTGCCGTCGTTGTCAGGCTTATGGGTTCGACGTCGTCCGAGACCGACGAAATATATGTGCGGTTGAGCGACGGATAGAATCCACCAACCTCGTTGCGGGTAATGTACAGTCCAGGATTTCCGGGCGCGCCATACACTGACAACCCTTTCGTCCAGATGCCCGTTTTTTGGGAGACGATCTTTACGAGCGTCATGGTGCCGTCGCTCTTGATGCGGAAAACCGACAGGGTTGAGCGGAGCGCCATGGCGGTATTGAGGGACGGCACCATGTAAACCCCGGTCGCGTTCTGAAACTCCACATCGCCGAGGTCGGGGCCACGATAAAGCACGTTGACGTCGGTGCGGGCGAGGACATAGGCCTCGTCGCGCGACTGCCTGATGCTGCGGATATAGAAATTGCATTTCCTGCCCCACTCCGTCAGTCCCTCCATGTCAGGCGGCGAGGGCGGATTGAGTTCGGCGTGCAGCGACGGGAAATCGATGTAGGACACGGACAGGTCGGGCGTCACGCGCGCGAAGACGGGGTGGTCAACTCTTGGTGTCCCCGTTCCGACCTGGTTGATCTGATATGTCCCGGCGACAAAACCGGGCAAGACGGCCTCCAGCGGGTATGTACCCGAACCCGAAGTGCTTAGCTTTGGCTGGAACCATACGCCCGTCTCTTTTCGCGAATACGGCGGTGTGCCGACGGGAGGCGAGGTCGGAACTGACCACCCCGAGAGGATCGCACGGCCGTCCGTCATAACGAGGTTGTTGCCCCAGCCGAGAGGCAGCGTCACGCTCCCGGTGACCGTTCCCGTCCATTCGTTACGGGTAAAGGTAGCTCCGGAACCGCTCCCGCCCGTTGTGCGGGTCAAAAAGGCGTCCCGCATAAGATAGGCGTTAAGCGCGACGGTGGTCGTCAGGCTCCTGATCGGCGTCGTGACGTCGAAATTCGGGGTCAAGAATTCCTGGTGCGTTCGCTCGGCACCCGTGGAGCTCGGACGGTTGGAAACAGCCAGTCGGTCGGCCGACACATAACCCGTCGAGCGACCGGTCCGGCTTGCGGACGACGGGTAGAGCGCGAACCTGAACCACGCCGTGCCGGATTCCTTCTCGACGGTAATCAGGCCGTTGCCCGCGCCATAGGTGTAGAACCCGTTCCCTTCGGCCGGAATCGTGAATTTCATCGAGGTCATCAGCCGGCGGGCGAGCATCAGAAGCGCGCCCCCGACTCGAAACCGTAGACTTGGTTCGCGATGGGATCGGAAACGAACGTGAATACGTAGGTGCCGCCGTAATCGTCAGGGCCTTCGCCCGTTGGTGTCTTAATATTCGGCGTCGTCTGGCCCTCGGCCCACTTCGCTCCATTGATCGTCGGGAATGTCCCGCCGAGCGGCACGAAGACCATCAGGACGCAAGACCAAGTTCTGTAGCGAGCGGGGTCGTCCTGCCTCGCATTCGCTGGCACGGGGAACGTGGGTTTAGGTACCGTGATCGTAGTGGCCCCAGAAACCTCGATGCGGTAGACCTGAACGCGGATCGGGTCGAGCGTCACCGACTGCCCATCCGTCAACACGAAGGAAGCGAGTGTTTCGGTATATGCACGATGCTCCACATCGGTCAGCTCGTGCCAGCCGAGCGACTTGTGCGCGCCTTCCGATTTGGGAAATGCGGGAGCGGCTGCGCCTACGGTTCGTGTGGGCGTCGGGGACTGGAGGATGGGATCACCATCGTTGACGCCGGCCGTTGACGGCACGGGACGACCTGACGCCCGTTCTGGTGTGGCTGCGCGGCGTATGCCTGCCGTCAGATTGCTCATGTCATGCTCCCCCGAGGTCGATCTGCTTGGGTCCCTCGAAAGGCACCGCCGCAGTGATTTGCGCCTCCAGCAAGAGTTCATCCTCCGCAGCGAGTGAGACCAGGTCAAAAATCAAGTTCGTCGGAACGTCCGACAGGAGCTTGCTCGGATCGGTGGCGTTGGCGTCGGTCCGGCCTGCGGCGGGATCGTAGTCGTGCTCATCGACGTAGGAGGCCTGATCGTCGAGCTTGTTTTCGACTCGCGCGCGGACGATCCCACCCGTCGCCATTGGCGTTGCTGTCAGCGATGCGATGGACGGCAGCGCGAGAACATCCCACGGTTCCCCCGTCAGCGATCCCCACACGCTACCGACGGGAGCAGACGTGGGCTTCCCCGATCCCGTCGCGCATTTGATCGTAATCGAGCAGACATGATCATCGTCGCCGGCGGAAATGGTCATCTTGTACGCAACGACCTTTCCTTGCACATAGCTGTCCTCGATCGCCAGACGCCCGGGTGGAATCGAGAACCGGACGACTTTGCCGAGCCAAAGCCCTTTCTCGATCGCATCCTCGAGCGGTACCTCGACTGTGATCTCGACGTTGCGCATGCTGTCGGCGAGGACGGCGCGGCCCTTGAAGGCGGCGGCAAGAAGGGTCAGGTGTCCACGCGCCGTCGGCAAGTAGCGATCCTTGTACACACCGCCGATGGGCGACTGATCCGAGACTTCTCGATTCCAGTTCTGGATCAGTGTTGGGGGAAAGGTCTCCATATCGAAAGCAGTGAAATCTTCCGCCCAGGTCGCCTCGGAAGTCCCAGCGATGGCGCGACGCCAGTTCACGCTCCCCTGACGCACGATCGCCCCGACGGCGTAGTATGTTGACGGCTTCCATTCCTGCGTCAGCTCGTCGACCGTGACATCCTGGCAGTCGATGGAAATCTTCTGGCGGCCGCCGTTCCCGAGTGACGTGTCCTGTGCACCCGACGTCAGGATGATCTTCACGATCTCCTTGCGAGCCTGTTCGGCCGTCCATGTGAGGGAAAGGTCGTGATCGTAATATGCGATATCCAGCTCAACCGGGCGCGCTTCCTTCGCGGTGAGATTAGAGTCGGTGATGTACTGGTAGTTATCCGAGGACCCCGAGAATGGCCCAGCTTTCGTGGGCGATCCGATGGGATACGTCCGTATCAGGGATGACGAGCGAACGGAATAACCATTGGCATTCGCGATGCCGTCGCCGACGCGCGGCCAACGGTTTTCGAAGTCCTCGGGCGTCAGCGTGGATGGGGTGCCGCCGAAAGCCGATGTCACAGCGCCGGAGGCGAAAACCGTGCCGGAAAGCTTCTGCTTCCAGGCTGCGGTGATTTCAATCTCGACCTCCGTGATCGCCGGCGACGTCACTTCGGCGGAAAGGCTGTCATCGAACCATTCCTCGCCGAAATCGATGACGTCGAGACCGACGCCGAAGATGTCGTGCAGCTCCACGGCGTGCGTTGCCGGGTGGAACGCGATGACACGGCTCTGGCCGTCGAGAATCTCAGTCGGATCGTTGCGGCTGTCGGGATCAACGAGGACCGGGTCCCAGTGCGGCTCCGACTTGGTCGTCTGTAGCAGGGCAAGCTGCGCAGCCTCCCAGTCCACGGGTGCGCATTTGAATACGAGCGTGGCGCTTTCGGGATTCCCCCCGAGCGGGAAGGCATCGACCTTCCCCTTGCCGAGCAGGTATGTGCTGCCTTTCGGATGCGGATAGCTCAGGAATGCCCATTGCCTCTTTCCAGGTGTGAGCATGCCGCCTTCCGGCGGTTTGACGTCCAGCGTGAAAGTCGCGAACTCATCTTCGCTGTCCGCGCCATGTTCCACCCGCTCGACTTGGAGGTCGAAGCGGCAGTGAACGGCTGGATCAAAGACCTCCGTTTCGTCGATGAGCGCAATGTACGGATCGCCCCACGCCATGATCACACCTCGCGCAGGTTCAGGGTGGAGCTGACCACTGCACCGTACTCGTCGGTGTCGAGGTCCCATCCCTCGACCATGAAAACGATGATCGGACGGAACGTGTAATTGGTCGCGCCGACGGGAGCGACGGTCTCGTCCTCGCCGGGTGCGACGACGTCGCCCAGATCGTTCCGCCATATCACGGAACCGGGAACATGCTGGCGGACGAAGGCGCTGCCGACTCTTCCTGACAGCTCGGCGGCGCAGTGAACCGTGATGATGTCGCCCGCCCAGAGCGCGTTGAACGCGGGTGGATAGGTATCGCTGAAGGTGATCGTGGACTTGAACTTCCTCAGGCTCGGCCGCATCCGAGACTTTAGTTCTCCGTTCGCCAGCCGGCGCAGCGAACCGGCGCTTTCGAGCGAAAGGGTCTGGCCGAGTTGACGGGCGGACTGAGGGATAATGCCGAGCTCGACGAGGTCGAGGACGGTTTCGGTCGGGAAATACATCAGCTCATCCTCCAGCGGGCCGCAGGGCCGCGAGATGCGGCAGCGGACTGGGTCAGTTTGCGGTTTACGGCGCGCACGACGTCACGATCGGCATAGACCTGTCCGACACGCTGGCCGCCGAGCGCCAGGTTCCAGTTGCCCATGTTTCCGAGGTCGCTTCCTGCGGGGACCATCTGCCCGGCGATCCCACCAGAGGCGAAATGCGTGCGTGGAACGAGCAGGTTATTCATGGCGTGGATGAAACCCTCGCCGTAGTGACCGACGGCACGGGCGTTGACGACGCCTTCTCCATTCGAGAGCCATGCTCTGATCTTGTCGCCGACAGGGCCTCCGGGACCACGGATAATGCCGCCGCCGGCAAGGCGCGGAGACTTGTCTGCTGAACCTACGGCGTCATTAGTTCCAAACGCAGGTATGGTTTCCCTGATGCGAGAAACGGCGTCCGAAGCCCCCGACGTTATGGTGTTCCAGAGCGCCCTGAAGCGGTCGCCGATCTGTGTGGCGATGTCGTCGAAGTATCCGAACAGACCGTCGAACGTGTCGGTGACGTCCAGGTACGCGAGACCAGGCTCGACCTGGAACGAAGCCCAGAACCCGCCAAATACATCGAGAGCAGCGTTGATCTTTTCCTGAAAGAAGCTATCCAGGCCCGACCAAGTCGACTTCGTCTTCTCGTAGGCCTGGGTCTGATACTGGGCGTTTTCATCCCACATGGACTTCATCGCCGAGGTCGCAACGGCCGTCTGCTGTTCGACGAGGGAAGCCGTCGAGCCTGCCTGTTCGAAACCTCGACCGATTGCGTCGGAGGAAACGTCACGGACATCCGCGAGACCAGACTTCAATTTTTCGGAGACGTCCTTGCCAACGGTGCTGGCCTGATCGGACAGGTCGCCTATCTGGGTCTTGAGTTCGGCAATCGCCGTTTCTTTCGACGGCACCTTTGCGATGCCGTCGGCAAGTCCGGCTTTAAACTGCGCACCGACATCCTGGGCGTCGAATTTAAGGCTTTCGAGCTGTTTGCGGGCGGCCTCGATGTCGGCCGCGCCCTTCGTGGACAGACCGTCAAAGGAGCCACTGAGAGCAGCCTTCATTTCGTCCGACGATAGACCATACTGCTCCTGAAGAGACTTGATCTGGTCGGACATGGCATCCGTGGCGTTGCCGGCGGCGACCTCAGACGTCGTCCAGAAGTCGCCCCATTTCTCAGTGCTGGCCTCGGCCGTCTTGCTGGCGTCTGCACGCAGTTCGGCGAGTTGGTCGGATACGCTGCCAAGGGCTGTCTCGCCGCTCTTCTGGATCGAGGACATGGCGTCCCCGAGAACCTTCTTACTCTCGGCAGCGGCGTCTTCGGCGGACTTTCCGATCTCCTTGTTTTTCTCGACCACGGCATCGACGGTTTCGCCGGATGCCTCAAGGATGCGGTCGCCCGCCTGTTCGAATGGCTTCGCGATCTCCTCGGGATCGATGAGACCTAGCCATTCCCCGATCGATGTGATTGCCTTTTTGAATGTCTCGATCGGATGCCAGATGGCATTGATGACACCCTTGACGGCCGACCACAACACGCCGCCGACGAACTTGAGGCCGGCCCAGATTTCGTCGCGGAAGTACCAGATCGCGCCTACCACGGCGGTGATGGCTAAGACGATGGCGGCAAATGTTCCGGCGAATACGAGGACGGGCGCGCCCGCTCCGACGATCATCGTCGTCAGGGTCGTCAATGCTGGAATGATACCAGTCGCGACAACGGCCCACACGGTCTTTAGGACTCCAGTGAAGCCGTTGATGATGAACAGCGCTGTGGATACTGCCGTACCGATTGCCTGAATCGTTCCGCCCAGTCCGGTGAAACGCAGGATTAGAAGAGCGATGCCGAGCTGGAGCGCGGAATCGAGACCGATCGCCTTCGCCACTCTGTCCATGACGTCGTAGACGGTCGTGAAGATGCCCTTAACCGCGCCGAATGCTGCGGCAATGTCGGCCGGCAGCGATGAGAACGTGTTTACGATGGCATCCTTGTTCGCCTTCACCCAGTCGGCGACTGGTCCGAGCCACGCGAACGGGTTGTCCTCAGGGATCGCTTCGCCATTGATGACTCTCGATACGGCGACAACAAGCTGCGCGAATGCGTCAGAGATTGCGGACGCAGCTCCGGTGATCGTCTCACGATGGCGAACGATGAGACCAGCCACGACACCGACGGCCGCGCCGAGATTGCGCACGGTTTCGCCGACATTGCCGACCCACGACATGGAGTATCCGCCTTCGCCGGCAATGCCTTTCTTGAGGTCTTCGAATGCCACGCGGACGAAGGCGACCGCCTCGGCCAATGTCGGCAGCCTGGTATCTCCGAAACCCGCAGCGCGTGCGATCTCGGCCGTCAACGCCCTAGCAGCCCCGGCGGCCGCTTCAAGCGACTTCCAGATGTCATTGAGCCATGACGCTCGCTTGGCCTCTCCACCACCGATGAGGGTCATGAGGTCGGCAACGACGTCCTTCACCGTTCGGAACGCTGGCACCATGCGACGGACCCAGCCACGTTCGATCTTCCCGACGTCGCCGAGGAAGGCGCGCGCCAGATCGGCGGATAGACTTGATACATTCTTGAGGGCCTTGCCAACGATGTCGGCGATCCGCTGCGCGTTCTTCGCGAGATACGCGGCGGTCTTATCCGAGTTTTTCGTGAGTTCGGGAAGGAGGACGTCGGCGACCTTAAACGACACGCCCACGAGTGCCTCTCGAACCTTTCTGGACTTCGCGAGAAGTTCCGACGCCTTACGGGACTGCTCTTCCGTCACGGTGGTTCCGAGCTTGTCGGCCTCACTCGTGTATTTCGCCAGTCCCTCCGATCCGTCAGACAGGATCGGAAGCAGCTTGGTTGCCGACGTGCCGAACAGGTCGAAGGCAGCGGACGCGCGCAAGGTGTCCTTTGGGACAGCCCTGAGCCCGTCTGCTACCTCATTGAGGACCTGCTCGGTCGACTTGATGTTGCCTTCGGCATCCCGGACGGAGACTCCGATCTGCTTAAAATAAGCTTCGGACGATCCTCCCTTGGCGGCGTCTGTGATACGATCCGACAGGGTCTGGAGACCAGTAGCGAGGTCGGTTACGGAGCCGCCGACGAGGCGGGTGGCCGAGGCGAGCTTGGAGAATTTCTCGACGGGTACACCTGCGGCCTTGGCAAGCTTGCCGAGGTCGGAGATGGCTTCTCCAGTCTTGATGCCAAATGCATTAACGGCGACGACAGCACCCACGCCAACGATGGCGAGTTTGCCCGCCACGTCGACGGCAGCCTTTCCGAGCGACACAAGCATTGTCGTTGAGGTCTTGAGGACGGTGATCAGGCCGCTGGCGGCCGTACGGATCAAACCGAAGGATCGCACACCGACAGTGCCAGTTGTCTTCAGGGTCGTGTTGGCAATGCTCACGGATTTTGTAAGCCCATCGCCGACCTTCTTGCCGACGGTGTTCATCCGGGCAGCGGACCGCTGGAAGTCCGCTTCGATCCGAGCGAAACCAGCCTTGATGTCTTCGAGACCAGTAAACCGGATTTTCGTGTTGATCGTGGGCGTCGTCATTCGCGGGCTTTCCAAGGCAGATCGCGGTGCTGCGCTTCAAGCCGCTCGGCAACGGCTTTCGGCGCAGGCCGTGTGATCTGCTCAGCATCGGTTTGGTCGGTTGCGTGAGACCCTGCGATTTTCTCTGACCTATATTCTCGGATGGCCTTTTCATCGCCTCTGGAGCCCAGAATCGAGACGTCGAGCTGCCTGAGGATTTCCTGATCACGTAGACGACGGTGGACGGCAAGACGGTGGAAAATCTGACGGGGCGTCCATGACCATGGGTCTGGATATCCGGCCTCACAGAGAACGGCACAGGCATAGTCAAGCGTCTCCCAGAGGCCCATTTCGGGAGCCTCTGGTTGGGACTTGGCTTGTGAGGGGTGGCTTACTCGGCGGCTACGAGACCCAGACGGCTCCCGAGCGCTGCCAGCTTTTTTTTAGCGGACTCGGCGTCGGGAACAATGGTGACGACGATGGCGTCGATCAGGTCGAGAAGCTCATCGGGGGTGAGGCCGATGACGAAGCCTTCGATGTCATCGCTATCGGCCTCGCTGACCGAGCCGCCAAGAGATCGCACCGCGATCCAGCGGGCAAGTGCAGGGACTTTTCGAAGAACGGTGGCGACATCGATCTGGCCTTCGGCAAAGGCTTTGACGTCTTCCTGACTGACCTCAGCCTCAACGCGCTCGATGATCTCGATGAGACCGGGCGGCTGAATTTCGAGCGTGGCATCACCGATGGTAACTGTGTGGACGCGCTTCATGGCTTTGAAGGCTGCGGCGTTGCGTTGTGCAAGTGTTGACATGACTACTCCCTTGTCTGCGCGCGTCGGGCGCAGACTTCAGGAGATCGCTAGCCTAGTGTGTGAGACCCGGCGGAAATTTAACGTTTGCTCTGTTAGCGTTTCACTTTGTCGAAGATAACGAGGGAGGCCTGAGATTGAATTTCGACTTTTTTGGTCCGCATGTGAAAGCAGAGGTGACCGTGAAAAACGGCTCCGCGGAAAAACTCAAGGTGTTCAGTCCTAAGCATAAAGACAGATACATAGAGATGATGATCTGCGACTGGGGCGAGGAAATTAAGGGCAGCGATGCCGATATTAAGAAAGTCTTTGAATATGCGCTGAACGGTGCGCAGGTGATTATCGTTTAGCCGTCGGGACTAAGGACGGAGTGTTCACACACTCCGTCTGTGCAGCGTGGATTAGATCAGGACGCAAGGTCGATGAGGTAGCCCAGCCCCTCGGAAGTATCCAGCGCTGAGCCAGAGAACTCGATACCGAGGAAGTCGTCTTCGCCGATGAGCGGAACATCGCCAGAAGGAGCCACGTCGGCCTGAAGCAGGTGGAGGACCTGCGGGATCGAGTCGCGACCTACGTCGCGCACCATAAGTTCCAAAGTGATCGCAGATTCCGCCGCCACCTTGGCTTTCATGCGGCTGCCTTCGGTGATGGCAGCTACAGTATAGCCCCATGTGATGTCGTCGTCTTCTGTGACACCCGCTGGCAGGCCGATGATTTCGAACGCTCCGAGATCAGGATCGACGAGCTTATAGTGCGTGCCGACTGTCCAGACTTCGTCATCGAGCGGCGTGACCGTCAAGGCGCTGATATCCTGCTTTCCGACGTAATGGATGCCCTTGACTGCTTTTGCAGTGTAGGTGCCTGATCCTGCCGTCTGTGAGTACGCAACACGCTCGCCGAGGATGGACATGAGTCGGACGAACTGACTGTGTTGCATGACGGTGAACGAAATAGCAGAATCGACCTGGTTAATAACCTCCGCCGCCTTCGCTCGAACTCTGGCATTCTTGCGGTACCGAGCGACCTTGGTCGGCGTGATCGAAAACACGAACGTATCGACGTCTCCAAACTGCTGGAATGCGCCGATGGCAACGCCGTTCTTCCAGACACGATAAAGAATCTCGGCGCGGGGAATTCTGTAAAGCCCAGAGCTGAGAACGGAGTAAGAAGCAGCCATTGCGGTCTCCTGTTATGCGTGCAGCGGCACGCCTGGATGGTTTTCTCTCGTCCGCCATGTGACGCTCACCATGAGCTGCCTGACGGCGACGACTGTGCCACGATTGCTCACCGGGTCTGTGTGAGACCCGGCGATTTTTAGGTCCGATGCCCGAGGCTTACCGTCAGTGCCAGGAAGATACGGATCGGCAAGGAGAGCGGTTTCTATCCGCTCGGCGATCTCCCGCTGAACAGCCTCGATATCGTCAGGGCGGCCGTCGTGGATTACGGAGATAACGACGATTCCAGTCCGCGTCTGTGGGCGGATGCCAGGGCGACCACCCTCGGGCGTCGACACTGTCGTATCTGGCATCCGGACACGGCAGCACGGCCACTCCGACGGTACCGTCGGGAAGTGCGCCGATTGGCCGACACGGGCATTGAATTCGGGTACGGCGGCGATAACGCGAGCCTGGATGATGTCGAGGATGTCCTGTTCGATGCTCATCGGGGTGTCGTCTCTAGGTCTACGGCAACCATGGCAACGCCGTCGGGGCGAATTCCTCTGGGTGCGACATGATAAACTAGGCCGCGAACCGTAAAGCGGGCGCTGTCGGGGACGATCTGAGCATCCGCTGGCGCGAGCCGGAGGGTGTTGAGGTCCGATTTCGCGGAGTTGCCTCCGTAGCCCTGAAACGTCTGGGTCTTTTGCCGTACTATTGCGCGCATCGATCGGTCGGGCTGACCATCGACATGTAGGAGGACGTTCTCGGCGTTCGGCGACGAAAGCAAGACGTCAGCGAAGGTTTCGTAGCCGGGGGCCGTGGCAATGATCGTCATGGCTAGACCTCACAGGACAGAAGCAGCACGCCACAGCGCGTCGAGCTCCGCGTCGTCCATCTGCCATGCCGCACCGAAAGCCGGGACGAGCGGGTGGTCGCGGTGGAAAACCGTGGCTCCCTGGATGGTCATGCGGGCGGCGAACTGCTCCTCGGACGGTAGCGTTTCGACGAATGCCGCCATCGCGGCAGGCATCGTCCCAGTTGATACGGCAGCCAGCGCCTCGACTTCATTTATCAGGCCGAGGATGGCGCACTGCTGAAAAAACTGTCGGTCCGAGATTTCGGATGGAGCAGTCAGTGCAATCTCGGGGAGTTCTATATCCTCTTCGATGTCTGCGATTTCGCCCGTCATGACGTCGATCTTGCGGATCAGTACAAGTGCCATTTTCTTATTTCCTCCAAGCGATGCCACAGGTGCCAGCGTCGAACGTCGCGCCGACGATCCCGAGGCGAAAGCCGAACATCAATTCCATGCTGCTCTTTACGCCCGACGACACGCATTGGCGCGTGCCGTCCATGAGGATACTGGTCAGGTGCCACGAATACGTCCTATGCATTTTCACCAACCGGATGATGCCCGAGGTGTAATTTGCCGCTGGCATGGAAACCATATGTGTCACGTAGCCGACACCGTTCCAGGCCGAGCCTGTAGTTCCTGACGATGTAAGCGTGGAGGCGTAGCCGAAATAATTAGGCGTAGCGATGACGCCGCCGGACTGGTCGAGGAACTGCCCGGCGAGGTTGACCGTAGCGGTGGAAGACATCCCTTGGATGCGGACGATCACTTCTTGCGCGTCTTCTGGAATGCCCGCCAAGTCAATTGTCGAGACACCGCTCATATCGACTGGCGGTGCTATGACCCATCCCGTCTCCCCGGCTGACGCTGCATTGGAGAACGCCGTATCGAGTGCCGCGGCGATGGACGCATTTATCTCTGATTCGTCGAACCCCGAGCTGCTATGAACAATGGAATGATTAAACATCGATCATGCCTCCAATATATCGACCCAGATGCTGGCGTCGGGAGACTCTTCTTGGAGGCCTATCATCAGCAGCCTGGAAGTGGTCGTAATGACATACGTAGAGACGCCCGGGTGAAGACGCTTGATAGCGGCCCTATCAGGCTCGTCGGAGATCGCTGCCATGACCTTGGCCGTTCCTGAATCTTGAAATACGGTGATTTCGACTACCTTGGTTTTTTCGTCCAAATTGCAGAAAATTTCAGTGTTGGTCGGGGTCAAAATGGCCTGCCATAGCCTATTGCCATCTAATGGCATCGCTTGGATCAACTCGTGGTCGCCGTAAATCGACTTGGACGCAAAGTCGCTCATGTATCTCAGCTCCGTTTTTGGGAGATCGTGTTGGCTTCTCCGCGCGTGAGACCCGGCTGAAACAAGTCGGCCCCCGATTACGAAAACCGGGGGCCTGACGCGGAGGCGGCGGGGAGTTCGCCCTCACGCGATCTTGGATGGTGTGATATCGGCTGCTCCCGCTGCCTGAAGGGCCGAGGCGAAATCGACGTCGATCCCCTCGAAAACTGTGCCGGGATAGTGCCATTCGCCGGCGTGTTTGACGGTCTTGGTCAGCGTGGCGTCGTACAGCTCGTCAACGACGACGTCATTCGGCGGAGGGCTGTCGGGTGCGTTATCAGATGTCGGCGTGACATCGTTGGTTTCGACGGTGTCCACATTGGTGTCGATTTCCGCCAGCGGCGTGATGGGTTTCTTTGACATGTGCCTTCTCCCTGGAAATGGGAAGACCCCGGTTTCCCGAGGCCTTCAGTTTCTTCAGCCGTTGACCTTCATCGAGAAGGAAGCGTTAGGCCTGCGCGGGACGATCAACGGAGCCGACTGGGTCATTACGAAGCGGACCGATGGGTCCTGCTCCACCCAGCTCTTGGGGAAGAGCGGCAGCGCCTGCATGCCCGCGTCCTCGTCGTGGATCGCGCCGTAGGCACGAAGACCCTCGATCGCCGAGGAGCCGCCGATGACGGTACCCGCCGGCAGAGCTGGCTTGGTCTCACCCGTGACCGGATCGACGTAGTACTCGGAGTACGACCATACATTGTAGGAGCCGAAGTTGCCGACGAACTTGAGGCCGTTCGGGATGCCCGCCATTCCGAGGCCGCCGAGTTCAGCTGTCGGAGCGCCAGCCGCGCGGCGGATGTCGAGGACCTTCTCGACCTGGGCGTTCCTGCGGAACAGTTTGGTCGCAACCGGGTCCATGACGACGTCGGTGATTTCGGCACCTTCGAGCTCGTGGACGAGTTCGATGGCGTCTTCGATGTCGTCGAGCGGCGTGGATGCCGGATCGCTCCACCTGTCGGAGCCCGACAGCACAATCGACAGGGCGTTGTCGCGGCCGAAGTTCACGACCTTAGTCGCGTAGCCTTCGCCGGACACCGTCACCTTACCGTCGACCAGGGCTTCGATAGCCATCAGATTGAGCCTACGGGAAACCTGGTCAGCGTGATCGAGCAGGGTCTCGGCGAGAGAAGCCTGACGGCGCTGCGCGGGCGTGAACTGAGGAGTCAGGCCTTCCCCGATCTGGCGCTTGAGAGCGTCCTTCGGGCGCAGCGGCGTCTTGGGCTTGACGTAAGCCGGGCGGAAAGTCGCCGTCTCGAAGCCCTCGCGCTCGACGATCTTGCCCTGCGACGTCGGAGCGACGAACGGAGCGATCTTACGCTTACGGACTTCGATGTCGAAGTGGATGTCTTCCGATTCCTCGGTCTGCTCGGTGTTGAACCACATGTCCAGGATGCCGAGCTTGGGGCGCTGCAGGGCCGCAAGGACGCCAAGCATGGCATTCGTGGAATAGATGTTGATATCGGCCATGGTGTCTATCTCCTCCCGCCGCTTAGATGTGGATGCCCAGATCGCGCAGGGTGTCGCGCGTGCTGTCGGCGGTGTGGCCCGCGCCGAACGTCAAGTTTGGGGCGTAGAACTGGCCGGTTACGTAGAAGTTGATCCCAACGTCTCCTGCGGTGGCGTCGGCTTCTTCATCCGCGAGGATGGCGAAGACGCCCTGAGAGCCGTCGGATGCCGCGGAGGCGGACAGGACGAACTTACCGCTAGCGGTGATGCGACCAAGGACGGCCCCGCGCTTGAGGTTCTGACCGGCGGCGAGGACGCCGCTGCGGGTGACAAGTGGGAAATCACCAGCGATGATTTCCTTGGGCGTGTAGCTCTGTCTCGAGAAATGGACGGACATCGCGAGTACTCCTTAGTTCCTGACCGCGATGCCGAGCATCTTGGCGGTGGCGACGACGGCAGCTGCGGCCTCGGCGTCGGGGTTCTTCTTTCCAGCGCCGCCGGCGGCGGTACCGATCTTAGGGTTGCCCTGGGCGCGCATGCGGGCGTCGAAGCCGTTGCCCTTCGCCGACGTAGACGGCTGGGCCTTGGGAGCGGCACGAAGCAAGTCGGCGGCCGCCTTCACCGACATGCTGGTCCCGAGCGCGATATGCTCGGCGAGCTTGCGGCGGCCCTTGGCAGCGGGATGGTTGAGGATGGCGGAGATGCGAGCCTTCTCGCCCTTTGCCTTTGCCTTCGACGCTGGAGCAGGCTCATCGTCTTCAGCTTCCGGGTCTTCTTCGTCCTCAGCCTCGGGGTCTTCGTCCTCGGCAGAAGTGTCCTCCTCGTCGCCTTCGGCGGACGTGTCTTCGTCCTGCTCCTCGGCGGAGGTGTCTTCGTCCTCGTCTTCGGCTTCCTGATCATCTTCCTCGGCTTTCGCCTTGGCCTTGATCTTCAGGGATGCGGCGGTCGCTCTTTTCAGCAGGCCCATACTCTTGTCTCCTGTCGCCGCCGGCAGGACCGGGGCGGTTGAATTCTCGTTTGCAAGTTCGGAAATCAGGCCTTCCAGGCTGCCAACGGCATCTGCGAGACCCGCATCCACCGCAGCCTGTCCGACGAAAGTTCCGCCTTTCCCGAACTTTGAGAGGACGTCAGCGCGTGAGACCCGGCGGAAATCGGCGACGGCGGAAACGAAGACCTCGGCAAGCGCGTCGACAGTGGTCTGGATGGCCTTGTCGCCCGCCTCTGTTCCGGGATCGGCGTTCTTCATCGGGCTTTGCGAGGAGATGAAGCGGTACTCTTTGATGCCGTTGCGCTCATATGCGGCGCTGTAATCCATGATCGTCGCCATGCAGCCGATCGAGCCCAGCGACGACGAGGCAGAGACGACGATGCGGTCGCAGGCCGAGGCGATCCAATAAGCGGCCGAGCATGCCGATCCGGTCGCATAGGCGACGATGGACTTCTCGGCGGACATCGATCGGATGGAATCAGCCAGCTCGGCGCAGCCGGTGACTTCACCGCCCGGGCTGTCGATGTCGAGAATGATCGCCTTCACCGTTGGGTTCGTGACGGCGGCGTTGATGTCCTTGATCAGGACTTCGTAGGCGCTCGATCCCGAGAACCAGCCCCAGAACGAGAGCTGACGCATGAGGACGCCGCTAACTGGGATGACGGCGACGCCGTTCTGGATTTCACCAGACCACGCGCCATCGATCGGATCGCCGTATTCCCGGGCGATGGCGTGAAACGACCGCTCCTCTTCGTCGGCGCGGGCCAGAATGGCGCGCATGGCCGATTCCTCGATAGCCCAGGGCTGACCGAGGTGAGACGTGGATCGGAAAAGCTTGAGACGCATGCGGCTCTCCAGTGTTTGAAACAGGAGAGCGTGGGGGAAGTGCGTGAGACCCGGCGGAAGTGTTGCGCGAATGAAGATGACTGCTTATCTGCTACCCAAGGTCGCAATGGGGGCGGTGATGGAACAGTACTGGGCGTACTTTTGGGCAGCGTGGGATTGGGGCAAGTCGATGCTGGCGTTGCTGGGCCTCGGTGGTGTTACGATCGGTGGCGCTGCTGCCGTTGGCTACGGGCTGTTCAAGTGGCTGGGCGAGAAATGGATTGACCAGAAGTTCGAGAAGCAGATGGAAGCTTATCGCACCGAGCAAACCCGAGAGCTTGAACGGCTTCGCCACAAGATTAACGGCGTCTTCGACCGGACGATCCGCCTTCACACGAAAGAGTTCGAAGTCCTCCCTGATCTCTGGGGTAAGCTCGTGGAAGCCCATGCCTGGTCAGCGAACTACGTTTCGCCAATGCAGAGCTATGCTGATGTCGGTCGAATGGACGACGAGGAGCTGACCGAATATCTGGATGGCACAACGTTTATGGCGGTGCAAAAGCGTGATGTGAAGGCCGAAACAAACCCGCATGAGCGGCAGAAAGTGTTCACAAAAATCGCTGACCTTTACCGGCACAACGACGCTATGCAGCGCATCCGGGAGTTCGCGGTTGCGCTACGCAAGGAAGGCATCTTCGTGAAGCCTGAAATCAGGGCCGATATGGATAAGTTGCTCACACTGATCCGAAATGCTGTTTTCGAGAGGAGGTCGAACGAAGAGGACGATATCCGCCCTCGGATACGCGATGACTACAAGCTCTTCAAAAGCGACGCGCAGCCTCTTCTCGACAAGATAGAACAGGATGTTGCGGCCAGACTCTGGGACTCGACGACCACCGAAGTCTAGGTCTGATCCTGTTCGATCGGAGTCTGCGGAGCAACAGAGACACTCGACTGGATCGTCGCCATATCAAGGCCGAGAGCGCGCATTCTTGCCTGTTCGGCCGCACGCTGCTCGAGGACTTCCTCCCAGTCCTTGCCCTGTTCAGCGCACTCGTCCTGCAGCGTGCTGATGCTCGTCGCGATGCGAAGCTGGGCGGCCTGTGCCTCGCGAACGGGGTCGAGCCAACCAGCGCCGTCGAAAATCCAGTGGCAGCGTGTCCATGCGCGCTTGAATTGGTAGAAGTTCGGGGCGTCGATGTATCCTCGCCCAACGGCTTCTTCGATGATCATCGGATAGATGATGTCGAGGAGGTGCGACTTGAGCCACTGCCGAGCCGTGGCGATCGTCCGCCAGGCGGTGTTGAACGCCATTTTCAAGCTGACATACGAACCGCCGTCGAAGTCGCGCAGCACGAAATTCTTCGGTAGCTCAAGTCCGCCGGCGGAAATGTGACGGGTCACGGAGTCCATAAACGACGGGAAAGCTGTGTTCGGGCGCGCAGGGTTATGGCTGGCGAACTTGTCGCCGGGGAACAACGGCAAGATCGCGCCCATCTGCATCTTCAGCTGATAGTCAGCGCGATTTTGTAGGAGCGCATTGGCGTCATTGCCAAAAAGCTCGAGCAACGTCGGCATGTCCATCGACGATTCCGTGAAAGCGGCGACGATGGCGTTGGCGAGGGCAGCTTGAAGCTCGGCGCTCTCATAGTCCGAGGCAACCTTGAATTTCGGCATCGCGGCGGCCAACAGAGAAACACCACGATGCTGATCAGCACGTTCGCGTTCGAAGGCGAGGATGAACCGTGGACGGCCGTATTCATCGACGGCAGGAATTTCCTCCCATTCGTATAGCTCAGGCTTGAACCCGAAAATGGCGTCTGCCTCATGAGCCTTGCGCACCTGGTAGGCTACTGCACCGCCGTACTCGTTGATCCGAACACCTGCCCGGAGATCAACCGTGTCCGGCATGTTCATCTCATTGGAGATGCGGTCCGGGTCAACGACCTGAAATGCAGTTCCGAAGGATGCACCAGGGCGGTCAGGAAGGTACTGCGGCAGAAGCGCGAACTCGCCCTGAACGAGCCGGGTGCGGAACAGCAGCCGCATCAGGTCAAGCAGAGTGCCGTGCCCCGAAGCGTCGATGTATTTCGAATCCAGATGTTCGTGGACAAGGTTCTTGACTACCGATGCCCATTCGTCGGCCTGCTCCTTGGAAATTCCGAGGGCGCGGTAGTCAGGCATCGGCTGGCACGTGACCCCCGTGCCGATAGCCATGTCGAGCCACATGCCAATTCCGGATTTGGCGATCGGCTCGTTGCGGACCATATCCCGGGAGCGGGCGTCGATGTCGCCCTTTTCGGGCATTAGATCGCTGTCTGCCGATCCGCGGGGCGGGCGAAACCCCTTGACCGAAGGGTGTTCATGCGATGCAGCACGGTATGCGGTGTCCTGCGCAGACACCGTCATGCGGCGCATTGGTGTGCCGTCAACCCCTAAAATTACAGGGGCCGCATCGGTAACAGTGGAGATCGAAACGCCCATCCTGTCACCTCACGAGATGTAGATCGGCCGGCGGCGACCGATGCCCGTCAGGCGCGCGAGGTCGGCTTCGAGCTGGGCGATATGGCGTTCCAGCACCGGAAGACTGGCGGGCGACCATTGCTGCGTGTTCGTGCCTTCGGCCGAGTACGACAAGGTCACCAGCTGCTTGCCCATGGCGAGCTGGTGTTTAGCGAGCTTAGCCTCGGCAATCTGGGCTTGGAGCGTTAGAGCGGCCTCTGATGACATCAATAGTCTCCCGCCGGGGTCGGCATTTTCGGCAGCGGGACGATCCGCCTTGGCGTATCGCTGCCTGTAATCGTGACACGACTATTCGTCGGCTGCTGTGCGTGAGACCCGGCGGAAACAACGATTGATGGCGCTTTGGCCTTCGGAGGGATGACGCCGACCGCAGTTTTGGACGGCGTGGCAACGGGAGCGCCGCGGGCTTCGGCGGCGGCTGCTTCTCGGATCGCGGTCGCAGCGTCATTCAGTTCAGCTTCCAACCGGTCAAAATACGCGTCGACACCGCGATCCCATCCGCGAAGGCGAGCGCCACCGCGGGCATAGTTATGGTCGTCCAAGACCTCGGCACGGCGGCCGTCGATACGATCCCATGTGATTTTTCGGATCGAGCCGTTCTTGTCGCGGTGAATGACCTTCTGCTCGGACACGAGCTGCTGCGCGATTTCCTTTGTGAAGCTGCCACCGTGAAGGGGCATATGCACCCAGTCCATAGGGGCCTGGGTATGTGCCTCCGGTTCCGGTATCGACAAAGCGCCCATCAACTCCGCTTTGAAATAGGAGACGTCGAGGAAGATCATCTTGAGGCCGCCGACGGTCGACTTCTTCTGACCTCCGTGAGGTGTCGGGTCAGCTTGGGTGTCGATCCTGACAGGGTTGGGCTTGTCGGCCATCGGGTCGACGCCCATGACAATGAGCTGGTTCTGCGTCCTGATCCACGGTTTAACCTTCTCCGGGATATACGAAGTATCGATCAGATACGGCCTAACCTGCATCTCGACACCTTGGTAGTTCGTGTACATGTGCCGGACATGAAGGCTCAGGTCATCCCATGTCGACTGAAGCTGTGTGTTGCCGTCGATGCGATAGTGGTCGATGAGCCAGCGGTGGCGGTTTCGACCCCAACCCCAGACGCCGACTTCGATGTGATTGCTACCTACGTCGATGCCGCCGGTCAGGAACAGCACGCCTTTGGGAACGATGGTGCAGCCGTTCGGCAGCATCGTGTACGGCATCTCGCCGATCGTGCCGCGGTGATAGACGGATTCCCAATCGACCTTCTCGGTCGCCTCTCGGACGGGGAGCGCGAGCTTGGTGTTTACAGGAAGTCGCGCCATTTCGACGGCGACCGATACGACGCCTCGAACTCATATGCGATATCCACCCAGCTGATCCAGTCAGGCGGATTGTAGAGCGAGTTGATGCGACGGCTGACGACGCCTTCCTGCACGTTCTCCAGGTCTTTACGGGTCGGCTTCCATCGACCTTTGCGGGTCATGGCCGTCTTCTGATGCTCGTAGATGGGCTTCGCGCACTCGGTGCATTCGTAATGCACAGTCTCCTCGATCCGAGAGAGGTTCTCGCGGTCCCACTTCAATCCCTCGATCTCGAAGACGATCTCCTGGTGACAATGCGGACAGGGAACGAAGAAGAGTTCCATCGTGCCGGCGAGGTATTCCTTCCAGATCGCCGAGGTAGTCTCCTCGGTCGGCGTGGAAGTGAGGAAGATTTTGCGCTTGGCCTTGAACGTGTTCGTGCGGTTGATCGCCAGCGAGATCGGGGAGCCTTCGCCCTTGATCTCGTGCGGCATGCCGTCGATCTCGTCCATGTAAAGGTTCTTGATCGGCTTCGATCTGAGGTCGTTGCCGCTCTCGGCCGACGCCATGAAGATCGCGCCGCCGAGGAAGACCTTGTATCGCTGGAGGTCTTTGATCAGGGTCTTTCGGAGTTGCTTCGTCGTGCGGATCAGAGGACCGAGACGCTGCTCGCCAAACTCCTTTGCAATGGTGCCATTCGGAAGGACGATCATGGTCGGCGCGGGCGACTGCGCCATCCAGGCGGCGATGACGTTCAAACCCGCCGAGGTCTTGCCGTTCTGCGCGCCCGAGACGAGTGTCTGCTTCCAGACGGGCGAGCCGTCGGACATGTCGTCCATGACGTCCACGAGCCAAGGCGTCTTCTCGTTCCGCCACTCACCAGGCGATGACGAGTCCTCGCTCGTGAGCTTTCGGTGCTTCGCCGCCCACTGGCTCGTCGGCTCGATCTTGCGCGGCCTGTAGGCCGAACGGACGATGCGGCGAATGACGTCGCGAGGTCGGGCGATGTTCGGGAGCGATCCACCATGTAGGCGGGTCAACTCCGGTGACATGGCGGTGATGTTGCGGATGAGGCTGGTGCCGAGGCTCGAGGATGCCATCAGTCCTCGCTCTCGTCGTCATCGTCGTCCTGCTCGGCCTCCAGCGCCTTCACGTAGGCCGCGATCTGGGCGCGCACGTATTTCTCAAGCGCGATGCGGAGCTTCCGCTGGTTGACGCCGAGTTCCTGCGCCATCTCACCGCAGACGACGGACGGCCAGTTTTCCCAGGATTGCCGGATTGACGCGAGGATACGGGAGAACTCGGCCTCGATCGCTGCTCGATCGACGAGTTTCTCGGCATCCTTCTCGTAGATGAGGCGGATACGAAGGGCATAGAAGTATCGCTCGAGCCGTTCGGATTCCGCGTATGAAAGAAGGCCAGCGACTTTGAACGCGTCGACCTGTTTGGCGAACTCGCCGATTATCGCGTCCGCTTCTTCCTCAGATGTAGGTAACGGCGCGGTCTCGGAGGTAACACCTTCGACGTCGTTTCCACCCGAGGTGTTACCATCCTGGACGTGGGAGAAATTTCCGAGACCGCGCTCCATCAGGGTGATCACGGACGGCTTCGTGTCAACGAGTCCGTCCTTTGTGAAATCGAGATATCCTTTGGTTTTCCAAACGCTTGCTTGCTTCGTGGATACGCCAGCGAACTTCGCGAACGCATTCTGCGACATCGGCTTGAGGTCTTCGAAATCCACTGGGTCTGACACGCGCTCTCCTTACGGTTGTGCGCGTCGCTGTTACCTGTTACCCGGTTTGAAATGCCCCGGAAGAGAGAGATTTGAGGCACGCGAAACCTGTTTCAAATCATAGCGTTAGGAGAACCTACCCCGGTGGGGGTGTGTGAGACCCGGTTGTTTCACGAGCCGCTGAAGGCGGTGTCAGCCAACGTGGAAGACGCCCTCTGGATTGTTGCGGCAAGCCTCGAGGATTTCTTTGAGATATTCCGTAGCGCCCTCATGCGAGCCCCATCCGTTCTCAGGCTCAAGTTCCTTGTAGAATGGCTCGTTATCCGGATCGGAAATGTGCGCGACTGCCCTTTCGAGCTGATCGACGAGGAACTTCGCCTTTTGCCCATGAAGTGAATTGATGCCATCTTGACCGATGGCGCGCACGAACATCGGCGAACAGTTGTAGGTGTAGTTTCCACTGTAAACGGTGGTCTTTTTCACTACCTCCAGGCTCACATCATACGACATCGAAATATCTCCCTGTTCATGTCTAAGGAGGATTCTATGTCGGCCGACCGCCCGATATCGCTCCGCCGGCGAGATTTCACGAGCCGCCGAAGACCTGGTTGAACGCCTTGGCAACGGCGTCAGGCATGGCATTGGACACGATGGTTTCGATCTCCTCGTCGAAGTCGAGGCGCTGCTCATAGTCAGTGTCGAGCATCAGGGCGACGGCGCGCAGACCTCCGCTACCGTTGTCGGTGAACAGGCCGCGGATGCCGCGAGCCGTAGTGATCCAGAAGCCACCGGCAGCAGCCACTGCGCGAGTATAGCCGCGATCCATGTTGCCGAAGCTGTTGAGATCGGCGTCCAACGTCGGAGTCACGGCGTTGTCATGGTGCCCGCCGAAATACGCATACTGTAAATAGGCAGCTTGAGAGTCCTTCACGCCAACCAGGATTTCCGGCGTGGCCGATGGTGTCCCGACCACGTACAGGCTATTCTCGGTGAAGGGGGTGGGGTCGTTCAGGTTCTGGCGCAGATAGTCGCGATGGCCGATGCGGAGATCATCGGACAGCTCCCGCAACGCTATCTTCCCAGCACGTCGCAGGTCGCCGTCGAGGGTGCCGAGATCGGTATCGAGTGAAATAGAAATGCCCGCCATGATCGCTCCTTTTCGGGGATCATGGCGGGCAGCAGGTGTGTGAGACTAGGCGTCAGGCAGCGGGTTGGAGTTCGTAGCCGGCGGCCGTAGCGATAGCAGAGAGGCGCTCGAAGACATGGCGCTGGATCGGCAGCAATATCGTCTCTGGAACGTTACGGCCTGACGAGGGCTTGCGATAGGACTTAATCGTCAGCGGCGACACGCCGGCGACACTGGCGGCGGCCTTGTAGTCAAGGCCGCCGATGTCGAGCAGGAATGCCAGACGTTCTTGCGACGTCATTTCCGAGCCGTCTGGGCGACAATAGAGAGTATTGCGGTTCGGGATCATGCGGCCACCCATTTCATGAGGACGTCGCCGTGCCACTTAACGAGTTCTTCCCTCAGGGCCTTGGGGAGACGGTTAACATGCCGGACCTCATACTGTGGCTGATCGCGCGGGCCAGACCCCAGCATCTCGCCCCAAAGACTTAGCTCACGCTGAATTAGGGTTGCAGATGCGGCGTTCGGGAATGCCATCGGGACCTGGTCCGTACCCGGAACTAGGCGCAAGGAAACGGGTGTCCCGTCTTCATGCCTGGCAACGACGATCGCATATCGGATCGGCCTCGACTGCTTCACGATGCGACCCAGCTTCGCCCGGACGGCGGTCTCGACATCTGTCATGTAGGCGTCGAGGGCGCGGGCAGTTTCGACGAATGCCTCCGGATGCCGGTCGATGTACCTGCCCGCGGCGACAAGTCCATCGTTGTCCAGCCATTCCAGCGTCTCTCTGCTCGTCGCTGATGACCCGTCTTCGAGACGCGCCACGATTGAAAACCGGATGCATGGCCGACCCTGCTCGTTGCCGATGCGCGGATAGTCGAGTGAGATCAGGGCATCAAGACGATGCACGACGCCTTGCCGGTCGCGGTGGAAGCCGGTGTTGAACAACACGTTGGCGATGCTCGTGTTGAACTCGTATTCATCGACGGGCATTTTGAACTTCCGGGCTTCTGCGACGAACGCCGCCCTGGCTTCGTCAACGGCGGCCCGCACGTCGATGAACGACTCCGTCATGTTGGCGACGTCCCCGACGTTGCGGAGTGCCGTGGTCCAGTCTCTGCGGACGCGAGGCGAACGGATCGACATAGTTTCTGTTTTGAGCTGTAGCATTTCATTCTCTCCTGGTGCGCCGGGTTCCAAATCGGCGACGGGCGGGGGGTTGTTCTCCGACCGTAGAGTAATGATTGCGCGTATCCTTGAGGGATACAAGTAGATAACCAAGAAATAATGGGAAATATTAACGCCAGTTAACCAATATATACTTCAGAGTTACTTCGTATGTATTGGAAAGTGAAAAGGCGCACGGTTATTTTTGGAACCCCGCGCGCCTCTCAGGAAAGAATACATACTCGAACGAGCTGCATCCGTCCGACTTTTATCCGTCGACTGGGTGCGAGTGTCAATTAAAAGCCCCCGGCGTCCAACCGACGCCGGGGGCTGTGTTTTAGGCCGCTTCTGCTACCGCCTTGAGACCCTTGCTCGCGAGGTACTCTTCGAGCTTGGGACCGAGGCGGTCAGTTGCCCATTTCGCAAGGCGCAGCGGGTATGCTCCCAGCTCGCGCACTTCCATCTCGCCTTCGGTCGTCGTGAGCGTAAGGCGCAGGACAGAGAACGAGATGGCCGCGTCCTCGATGTGATCGAGAAGGCGATTGTTGAACGGGACCATCGCTTCGATGCGCCATTGATCGTTGTCCTTGATCAGGGCGACCGTCACTTCGTTCGGCAGGTTCAGACGCGACGCGATCGGACCATCGCGCCAGTCGGCCTTACCGCGGACTTCGTAGCAACGGATGAGCTGCACTTCCTTCTCGTGCTTGAGCTCGTACGCCGGAGTGCGGCGAACGCGGAAGCGGGGATCGAATGCCTTGCGCATTCCGTTCCAGTGGTAGAGGTCCTTGGGCATGCTTGCCTCCTTGGGCTTGGCCCCGGTCTTTCAGCCCCGGGAGCCTTGTAGAGATGAGATATGCTGAAAGTGTTTAGAGTTGAAGGAAGCCCCGTCGATCCCGACGAGGCCCATGGGAGGCAAGAGGTTAAGCCGCAATCGCCAGTTCGGCGACGAAGGCGTCGAGGTGCTGCTGCGCTTCTGCCTGGGCGGCTTCGAGCGCCAGCTTTGCCGACATCATGACGGCGAATGCCTTGTTGAGATTCGGATGATGCAGCGCATCGCCGATCAGCGCCAAGACCTGTCCGACGGTGACACCGGCAGGGATTGCCGAGGAGACCGCGAGCGGTCCGGGGTCGCGAACGGGGTTGGGCGTCAGGAGCAGTCCATTTTCGTCAGCGGCAAGATTGTTACCGCCAAGATCATGGTCACCAGCGAGTTTGTGGAGCTGCATCGCGATCGTAAGTGCCGCGAACGGGGTGAGATCAGGCGAGACCTGTTCCGAAGCAGTGTCGGGCGTGCAAAGCATGGAGACGTCCTTCCGACGGATCAAAACGGCATCCGGAGACCGAATAGCAAGATTTTTTGCGACGTATGAGCTCCTGGGTGCGTTCTGTCGTCGACATGGCGTCTCCTGCAAAATTTGAGCCCCACGTATATCACCGAGATCGGAATCAAACCTTGCGTAGATCGTTAGACTTTTAGCTATCTCGAAGAAAATCTCTCCGGGAGAACACTTTTTTTGGAGTCACAACGGCGACGGTGGCGAACAGTCCGCATCCGCGTTGTCGAGTTCGCGCTGCTCCAGCGCCTCGGGCCACCACTCGCCATCCCGCCGCCAGCATAGGAAGTCTTCGCACGGCGGCCAGTTGTCGTGCCCAGGGGACGGGAATTCAAGCTTAGTCATGGCAGTCATAAACTGAGTCTCCGAATTCGTTGATACCATGCTGCAAGTAGGTCGCCGTCGTGGCAAGTGCCGATCTCCGAGTCCGACGGACAGCGCGCTGCACTCGTGTCGAGATGACGTGATCCTCGAATGAAATCACGTCGGCGGACTTCCGTTGCGACGGTCGCGTCGCCAGGTACGACTTGCACCCTCTGACGAATTTGAGCGCCTTCTGCCGTCTGTCTTCTTCGACGATCGATGGCAGGTATGTCTCGACGGCGTCGTGAAGGATGTCGATGATATCCAAGTCTTCCATTGTTCCCTCGCTTTCCCGGGTTCGATCCCGGCTATCCTGATCATGTTTTCGCCGGCGGCGCGCTGCAAGTCACGGCCGGCGGCGTACGGGTGGCAGGTCACGGAGGATGACGAGGGCCTCGGGGCCGTATGATCCGCCGCGTGCGGCTTCTTCGAGCCCGAGCCATCCCCAGTCGGCAGCAACGCCGGAGACGAGGTCGAGAACGGCGGGCGTGGGGTCCCTGTTCCTCGCCGCCCGGAATTGACGGACTGCGGAGCCGTGGATTTCGAGAGTCGCCAGCGGTGCGCCGTCTGGATCGCGGACGCTGTAGAGATGCCGAGCCGGGTCGGCGAGCTGCCAGTCGTATCCGCCATGGCCGATGCAATGGCGCATAATGCTACCCTCTTTACGGAGCGCCATCGGAGACAAGAGTTCGACGAGGGTGTGGCCGACCCCGAGGTCGGCGATGAATGTCTCGTCCTCGGCCCCGAGGACGACGTCGGCCGCCTTGCGTTGTCGGAGGCCTTTGTTGGCTTCGTTGACGAGGCGCGCAAGGTCGCCGCATTTCATGAGCTTCTTCGGGTAGCCGTCGGCCCCGAGGTTGCCGAGCCAGGCGTGTCCCTCATCCTGCGCGACGCTCAGCCAGTCCACGACGTGCCTGACGGCACCACTGTGCCACATAGTCCAGTATTGAGCTCTGTGCGCCCACTTCCTCCGCACGACGTCGCCGGCAAGTTCGGGCCATCCATCAACCCGGTGCCATTCCTCGCCGCCATGCTCTTCTATCCTCCGAAGCCACACGGGATCATCCGCCGCATGCCGAAGCCATTCGGCGAAGAATAGGCGGACCAGACTGCACCCCACCAAGTTACGGATCGGCCAAAGGACTCGTTCGGGGACGCGAAGCTCGTGTAGCAGCTCCTGCCGCGCGATGGCGTATTCCGGGCTACCGTATTTGCTCATCACGCAGCTCCCGCAGGCTTCAGCCGAGGTTCGTATCCACGGCCTGCCAGAAGGCGATCGAGGTGCATCGGCTCGTAGCCGGCGGAGCGATAGTCTCGGCCGACTTTGGCGCACAGCTGCGCATGCACGTCGGACCAGAGCGCGTTGATGTCGACGAATGCCTGGAACAGCGTGCGGCCGTAACGGCGAGCATCGGGTAGCTTGTTCCAAGACTGCTCGCGCAGCGCCAGAGCCGGCCAGCGCAGGGCGTCCGGAATTGGAGTGCAGCAGGCGAGCGGCATACCGCGATGGCGGGCGACCCGGGTGATCTCATCGGCGACCTTGGCGAGGTCGACCCGTGCGACGTCGGTGAGAAGGAAGAGATCGCTGAGGTGTTTGACGCGGTAGTCGGTCGGCGACTGGGTCAGCACGGCGAGCCATTTCTCGGCGGCCGCCGTTTCCAGTGGCACGGTCTTTATACGCAGCGGATCGACGCCGTCGACGAAGGACGGCAGGACGGAATCGACGATGATCGGCGGCAGCGCGTGGGGGCCGCGGGCGAGGGTCATGTCGACGTGCGTGTTGGCACGGACGCCGCCGACTTTTCCCCGGAGTTTGTATCGGGTGACGGGATCGCCATATCCGATGTCTAGTTCCTGCGCCTCCTCGGAGAGGAATTCGATCGTTATGCCTCTCGCATCCAACAGGGGCGCGATGACCTTGAACCCGTTATGAATTTCACGGTTCGTGTATCGGCGGATCGTCAAGATATCGACGTCATCGGTTTCACGCAGTGTCTGGGGAAAGAGGTCGCCGCCTTTCAGAACGATGGGTGCCGGTCCCATGCCGTAGTGCCAGACCGCGAGAACGGCATCGCCGAGAACGCGGGCGGCCGCCTTGTCGATGTTCAGGCCATGCTGCTTGACCGCTGCCTTGAGCCTTGCGTCGATGCTCGCGTGTATGCCGGATATCTTTGCCATGTTAGTCCCCTCAGATTGTTGGCTGAGGGGATCGTTGCCGCCGGCGATGCAAGTGACACGCCGTGTTTTTGTAGAATCGCGATTCGCGTTCATGAAGTAATGGGGAGACAGTGACAGGAAATTCGAGGTCCGAACTCAGGACTTTGACGGCCTGATGGATTTGTACCGGCGGCGTTTCAGGAGCCTAGCCGTCAGGGCAATACGGGATTGATCCCGGTTGAGGCCCCGGATGTCGACAAGGTGCTTGATCGAGACGTCGAGAAGAGTGTCGAGGACGGCGGAAGGAAGAACAGGCTTGTCGCCTTCGGCCTTTAGCCTGCGGAGATGCGATTTCACGGCAGCCGAAATGGCCTCGTCGACCTGGTTCGGCTGCGGCTTGCCGATTGCCACGCGCTCCTCCCGGGTCTTCGCCGAGGACTCCCGTTTGCGCTGCGTCGTCTTGTAAACCTTTGCCATCTCGCCATTCTCCCGACACGCCGTGTTCTGGCCCTATGGAACGCCGTGTCGATGCAAGAGACAACGAAGGCATCGTCGGAATGACGAAGCGTTTCAATTGGAGAATGGGACGTCGATGTCCCATTACTAAATCACGACGACTTGCGTGCGATGTGCATGAGCTTGGGCCTGAGCTTCCCGGAACGCGCCCACGTTTTGATCGTTAGGGGAGCGCCGACCTGGTCGTGAAATATCCTTGAGAGATAAGCGCCGATGGCGGCGGCACCGGGGCCACCAGTCGCCAGGATCAACAACGCGGCGTCGGCCAGCGCTTCACGTGTCGAGTTCGCATCGAACTTAATGCTCCCAGATGACTCTCTCTCTTTCAGCGCCGCGCGACGTTCGGCCTGCTTCTTCGCCTTGTACTCGCGGAATTCGTCGGGAGACATATCTGCAATGGCGACCGTATTGCGGCGCTGCGCAGCGGGCTTGCGTTCGGTTACAACCACCAGGTCGTCTCCGAGGAGCTCTTTCAGCAGGCCTAGTTCGTCTTCGACCTTCGTGGCCGGCTCTTCAATCGCGGTGTTTGTCAT